TCGAAGCAAAGTTTTTTGCTTGGTTCCGTACCGTGTCCAGAAATCGTCCTTCATCAGATCCATTGATGACATAATAATCTACTCCTAATTCATCGCAAATTGCTTTTGCTACAGTTGTCTTACCAATACCAGGAGGTCCAGAAAGAAGAAGATTGGGAATCTCCCCCTTCTCAACAAACTCCTTAAAGGTTTGCTTAATATTTAGTGGAAGAATGCAGTCGTCAATCTTGCGAGGACGATACTTTTCAACCCAAAGAAAATGGTCTTTCATAATAAATCCTCCACTCAAATTATCACTTAGACAGGTTAGGTTCCAGAGCAATCCAATACTTCAGATTGCAACTGGTAGATTTGAACAGAGCCACTTTACCTGCATGAATAGAAACATCATAGGTATGGTTCGGCATCAGTTTCAAATTCTCCATCTTGAAACAATGGCAAAAATCAACGTCGGTTGCACCAAGTTCGATAGAATACACGTTAGACGTATCGTTCTTCTTATCTGTCACACAGATGTTCATAGAACCATCAGAACCATACAGACAAAGATCTTGGACCCCGTAGGTAGAAGATGCACGTTGCAGGCGAGACAGATTCTCCCAAGAAAGTTGGAAACTCACATCAGCAGAAGGAACTTCCAATTCTTTTTCTGGAGCACTTGTAATCATATCAGGGTCAGAGTAATAAATTCTACTCTTAGACTTAGTAGTAGAATCTTTAATTACCAAACAACTTTCGTTTGTGAAATCAAGTTCAGGACTTTGACACAAACCAAGAGCACCAATAAAAACAGAGAGATCGTAGATAGGAACTTCACGAGGAAAGTCTTCATCAATCTCGTATCGTGCCATAATGTTCTTGTTCACCGAAAGAGTGGAAAGAACATTACCAGGTTTGATATTGATAGACTTATTGATAGACAGAAAATTTTTCAGTGCATCAATAGTGGTAGTACTGATCGAAATACTCATACAGATTTGAACTCCTGAAGACCGTTGTTAGTGCGAGAATAGTGTTTATCGAAGTGAAGCAGAAGCATAGCATAGTGAATCACTTTAAGAAGATCACGTTTGTTATGACCATCCTTATCACCATATCGACTGCCATACTTAAGGATATTTGCTTGACAGAAATCAGGTGCTAGTCCTTTTGCTGCCATCAGATCAATAGTCTGAATATCAGAATAGTCATCATCGTGCCCGCAATAATGGCTGCCATAAGTACTTACCACATAATCTTCAACATCTTTGAGGATCTTATCCTCGTTGTACTTCCATTGCATAATTAATTTCTCCAGAAAAAGAAGAAGGGAGGTTTTCCCTCCCTTGAGTATATCAGAAAAGTGCAGGTTCGTCAACAGGAGTTTCGACCTTTTCATCCACCTTGGAATACAGTTCCATGAAGGACTGTTTGGTGTCAGTATCGAAACGGTTCACACACACTTCGATTGCCTTGTCACGCTTACCAAAGATCTTGTAAGCATTAGCAATGTGAACCAGACGACGGGTGCTGATGATCTCATCCACACCACCATCATAGAAGGTCTTACGAATCACCTGTGCCCAACGCACAAGTTTCTCAGCAAAGTCCTGATCCTGATCATCCATGGCAGCAGAAACGATCTTTACTTCCGTTTTCTCAGTAGGATATTCCTGCTCAAAAGTGATCGGGAAACGCTCAAGGAACGCTTCATTAAGTACGTTCGTACCGATGAATCGTCCATCGTCAGAACCTTTGCCCTTAGTGTTAGCAGTAGCAACCACAGTGAACCCACTAGCAGGACGGACATACTTACCGATTTTCTTCAGGAATACACCTTTACCTTCAAGAACAGATTGCAGACACAGGATCTTGTTAGAAGCAAGGTCGATCTCATCAAGCAGAAGAACAGCACCCCGTTCAAGTGCTTCAACCACAGGACCGTTGTGCCATGCAGTATTGCCGTCCACAAGACGGAAACCACCAATCAGATCATCCTCATCCGTTTCGATAGTGATATTGACACGAATCATCTCCCGTTTCAGTTGAGCACATGCCTGTTCGACACTGACAGTTTTACCGTTACCAGACAGACCAGTGATAAACACAGGATAGAACTGCTTCGACTGGATGACTTTCTTCAGATCAGTAAAGTTCCCGAACGGGACGAAACCAGCATCCTTCTGGGGGATAAACGACACATATTCCTCATCGGGAACAACAGCAGCATGAGTATAAATCTGTTCCAGTTTTTCTACCTCCTGATCAAGAGTCCAAGTTCCACGTCCAGTCTTATAGTTCTTCAGTTTGTTAGAGAGAGTTTGGTAGGAAATGCCAATCTCGGTAGCATATTCTTTGAGTTGTGCCGAGTTGATAGTCTTACCGAAACGTTGTTGCAGGTTAGAGAGTTCCACTTGTTTCGTCATGATGTAGGGTGAGCGGTGTCGTTCCGTCGATTACCTTAGTATTATAAGGCATCGGGGGGCAGGGGTCAAGCGATTTGACCCGCAAACTTCGATAAGATTACCTTATTGACCATCTTGCCATTCATATGTTTCTTAAATGCACTGGTCAGTTGTGCCTTAGATGAAGGATCTTTGACGGCAATTTCATCATTATCTTCTTCCTCTTTAGGGTTCCAATAACGATAACTGTATTGTGATTTGGGAAGGGGAAGAAGATAAAGTTCTTTGAAACCACAGTTAGGAATTGCAGCACACTTTTGCTTCTCCCATTGCTTCTCAAACTGAGTGGAGTCAATATTATTGTGGTGGCACATATTACGGATCTCAGACTTACCGCAGAGACGGAATCCAAGCAGATTGTAGTCAACAATATTGGAGATGTAGTCCACAAACTCATTGGTCAGTGAACCAGAACCAGTTTCAACCTTACGGGAATAACGAGTCTTAGGATCACGAAGAACACAAACTTGATCACCATAGATAGGTTGAGAGTGATTTTCCCCCAATGCTTTAATGTATGCAGTATACCCAGGGTTGCAAGCTTCACCATCAGAGAGATAAATCACGTTAACTTTCTGGACCTTCTCTTCACTTTTGAATTTATCGACAACCTGGGGGGTGGTGACGATGGTTTCTACCAGTGGAGTTCCAGAGAGAGAAAAGTCATAATTATAACCATGATTCTTACGGAAACCTTCACAATTGACGTAGAAGTATTCCATCATGGTATCAAGAGTCTGTGCATTCATCTTGGATGAGAAGAACTCCAGCAAACGGAAATCCTTATCAATATGAAGATGATTCAGTTTGTTCTCACAAGGAACACCAGGGAAAACAGTGTCGTTAGTGTATGCATCAGAGAAACCATACACACGGAAAGGAATAGCAACTTTCTTGCAGAACCAGATCAGATCATACAGTTGTTTGATCGTATTCACCATACTGTTTGCCATAGAACCAGACCAGTCAAGGAAGAACACAAGACCATGATTCTTTCCGTCAGGAGTGGTAGTTACTTTCTTGAACACATCATCACTGAACTTGTAAGTGTGCAAACGTGCAGTATCAAGGACACCAGTGCGAGAAGTTGATGAACGAGCATACTGATCTGCTGCTTTCTTACACTCAAACTCTTTGACAAGATAATTCACCGACTTGATGCTATCTTTCTTGTACTCACGATACAACTTAGTGCATTCGATTCGTGCATCTTGAAAGTGATTATGATCTTGATTGATGTAATTAGTGAAACTATCAAGAAGGAACTTGTAAGGGACAATCATCTCATTCAGATTGACCTTAGGAATATCAATGTACAGATAATCCTTGGCACGTTTGTCAACGAGTTCCTTTTGCTTCTCAGCAAGAGCACGATAAGTCTGAGACTTCATCTCATCAATATCATTACCCTTACCACCCTCTACACCATCAGCAGTTCCAGTGGTAGGTTCTTTCTCTTCATTACCATCACCCTCTTCATCACCAAAGTTTTCACCTTGATTAGTTTGACCAGGCATTTCATCTTCACTCTGCCCCTGACTCTGCCCTGCAGTCTGCCCAGAAGGAAGACCATCTTGCATAGAAGCATTAGAAGGAACTTCAACTTGTTCCTGCTTCTTTTGCTTCAGGAATTCCATCAGTTCCTTACCAAGTTCAACCACATCATCAAACGTTTCAGTGTCGGCAGCACGATTGACAAACTGCATCTCATCACGTTCAAAATGAACGAGGGTACGATTACCAATCACACCGATCTTGAAGTGAACATTGATACGGTCGATTAGTGCCATCTTTGAAAGATCCTTACCTTCCAGTTCAAATAAGTTCTTCTGATCCAGTTCAGTATAACCATTGAAGAAGGATCGTGCCAGACCAGGATAACGTCGTTTCATGAGTTTCTCAACACGAACATCCTCCAGCACGTTCAGGATGTCCTGGGGAACCTCCCAAAGGTGATCTGCATAGTCCAGAGGGGTATAAAGGGCATGACCGACCTCATGACCCACCAGCATATCGTAGACACTGCTGCTGACATTCTTCCAGATCGGCAGACACAGAATACGGTTCTGCACATCGAAGTAAGCAGTCTCTACCTTGCGGTGCTCAACGTTCAGGTTCTCCGTTGCGAGCAGTTTGGCAAGAGTGCCTTTGACTTCGGTGTTGACCATCGGACCTCGTTTCGTATGTACCTAATATAGGGCATAGCAAAGCAGGGGTCAAGGGGTTGACCGATAAGGATTGGTTATCAATGGAGAATAGGAGACTCGAACTCCTGACAGCCTGCTTGCAAAGCAGGTGCTCTACCAACTGAGCTAATTCCCCAGATGGGTTAAGTGTGATATATCTCATAAGGATATAACAGGGACTTAACCTCTATCTAGACCTCATCAACAATTTTGCTAAAGTCAGAGATTTTTTCAAATCTAATATTGTTAACAAATTTATCAACGAGAATCTCACCTTTGTGTGAGATCACGAACGTATTCGTAGAACTATCTAGGCTCTTAAGAATTTTGAGTAATTCTTCAGTTCCCGATGCATCCAAGGAACTGTCAAACACTTCATCTAGAATTAGGAGGTTAGTGCTAACACTACTCTTCATTCTAGCGATCTCTCTCCAGGTGAAGAGAAGAGCCAAATCAATCTTTTGTTTTTCCCCCTCCGAGAACGATGCGTATGAAAACTCATCACGGTAGCGAGACTTAATGACCTCATTGAACTCTTCATCTAGAGTGAAGTTAACATAGAAATCCATGTTTGTCAAGTGCCTGTTGATTCGATTATTGATCACAGGGATATACTTCTTGATGATCTGTGCTTTGATTCCACCATCCTTAAGAAGATTGCCGATCACTTCATATTCAGTTTTCTTTTTAGATACCTCTGAACAACGTTGTTCAATATTAGAATACTCTTCCTGATATACTTCCAACTTACCTTGCATCTTTGCGATGTCTGGTGATTCATTTAGTCGTTGAATTTCAGAATAAATCTTAGACATATTCTTTTCATTACGAGCAATCAGACTATTCTGATGTTGAATCTCGGTATAATTCTTTTTCAGAAGATCTTTATAATCCAGCATCTTAGTGTACTCTTTATCTAGAGTGATGTGCTTGGACTCTAGTTTAAGTAGAGCTTGTTCATACTCCTCAGTTAACTTATCTAAATCGGAAATTTTCCGATCTTTGAATGTTTTTTCGATAACCTGAGTGCAAGTAGGACAGGTATCATTACCCTTAAAGAAATGAAGTTCTTTACATGCCGTAGAATTGTTATGCTGAATCTTATATTTCAACTCATTGATGTTTCGGATCTTGTTAGAAACATCGTCAAATTCCGTAATCTGAGTATGGATATCCAGATTCTCTGCTTCAAGCATATTGATGCATTTTTTAATTTCAAAGATCTCTTCTTCTAATGCAGCAATCTCTTTATGCTTGAGTTCAATCTCACCCTCATTCGACATTTGCGAATTGCGAATATGCTCTTCCTGCATCTTAAGTTTCTCTTCTGCAGACTTGAGTTCATAACCACACTCTCGTTGTTGTTCTTGAACCTGACGAAGCCTATCTTTCAATAGAGTATTCATCGTAGAGAAGATTTGGATATCAAGAATATCCTCAATAACTTCCCTCCGATATGCAGGAGTCAACTGCATGAAAGGGACAAAGGTACTAGAACCAAGAATAACTACCTGAGTAAAACTCTTATAGTTCATCTTAAGAACATTCTGTTCCAACCACTTTTGTTGATCTGCAGCTGCAGCAACTTGATCTACAAGAACATCATTTCGATATACTTCAAACTTGTTTGGTTTGATACCTCTGTGTACTCTCCAAACAATATTACCAATCGTAAATTCAATCTCAACTACACAATCTTTTTCGTTGATAGAATTGACGAGTTGAGGTTTGTTGATCTTACGAAATGGTTTATTGAATAGACCAAAACAAAGTGCATCTAGAAGAGTTGATTTTCCAGCACCGTTCGATCCCTGAATAAGAGTGGAAGGATTCGTATCTAGTTGCAGTTCCGTAAATTGGTTTCCAGTAGAGAGAAAGTTTTTCCAGCGAATAGTGTTAAAAATAATCATTTGGGGGGAATCACAATGTCATCTTGTTCAACATAACAATAATTATAACCGTATACAGAACAGTTCTGTGCTACGGTTTCAGCATCAATTTCAGTGACTTCTAAGGTATCATCGAAATCCTCTGCTTGAAGTAAGACGTTATACCGTATGGCATCATCTTCTTCTGCAAAAATGGTGACAGTTCTAAGACCATCTTTATTCTTGACGGCATATACTCCACCATGTTTTTTTGAGATTAGGACGTACATTAAACCTCACATGCTTCTAGATAAAGAGACCTAATGGTGTTTTTAACGGATTCCTTGTTATAACACTCTACTTCATCTATATATTTGTCTAGCAAAGTAAGAGTATCTTCGGTTTCCACATCATCAGAAACACCTTCAAGTTCAACAGAAAGATCTTCAATAATTTTCAGATCTGCTACACCAGCATCATAAAGCATCCTAACAAGTTTGTCAAACTTGAGTTGATCTTGTTTATCTTCAACAATTACTTTGACATACTTACCAGCATATCCAGTTACATCAAACCAATCCTGAGCATCTCTATAATGAATTTTTTCAAACATTACATAGGGATTACGATAAAATTTTAGATCAAGAGTTTCTGTATCTAAAATATGAAATCCTCTTGCAGATTGATAATCATTCCAATACAACTGATATGGATTACCAAGATAATGAATATTACCTTTAGTTGATTTGGAATGAAAGTGACCTGATAAAACTTTATCAAATTTTTTAAATGGTTCTGTTGAGATACCATGTTCCATTACAATTCCAGGAACAGTCTCAAAACCGTTAAACTCAAGATGGCCCACACAGAGAGGTGCAGTAGATTGTTCCAGAAGTTCGTAAACTCGGGATCGATTGTCATCACATATCCAAGGGACGCCAAGTATACGCAAAGAATCAAGAACGAATTCACCAGGGCTATCCATAATCGAAATGTTGCCATACTCTCCCAGGAGGAGAGATGGGGCATTAACTCGTAAAGTGTTTTTATAGTAGATGTCATGATTGCCTACAAGCATGGTCATTTTGACACCCATTTTTTCTAGTGGATCAAACCACATTTCCTTCGCTGCTTCTAGCGAATTGAAATTTACAGACTTACGACGATCGAAAGTATCACCTAAACATAATACATGTTCAATTTTGTACTTTAGAATGAATGGGATAACTACATTATTATAAAATTTTTTATAGTAGTCAACGTAGATTAATGAATCGTTTCGAACACCGAAGTGTTGATCAGTAATAACGAGAACCTTCATAATTAATATCTAGTACTATATTGAATGTTTGACTTGATTTGACTATACGAATTGTTACTATCGTCTCCATCCGAAGTAAATACTTCTTCGTAACCAGATTTTTCAATTAACTTATCCTTAATATCCATCTGTCGTTTCTCTTTAGCAATCCTTCTAAGGAAGGCAAAGTAAACAATTTGAGTAAAATATGCAAATGGATTATTTGATTTTTCTGGATCAAAGTTATCTACGTACTGAATACAATTTTCAATACCATCGCAGATCATATCATCTCTATACATGTAGTTAATAAAATTTGGACGATATGATAAATGAGTTGCAATTTTCAAAAAACATTCGCCAATGTAATTATTAACTCTTGGTTTAGGAAGACCTTTTGCTTCTGCTTTGGCAACACTTGCTTTATATTCGATAAGAGCACGTAGAAACTCTTTATTGTCTAGATAATGTTGCTTTTTCTTTTCTACCATGAGTTCCTTAATTTTCTGTCAGTATATCGTGAAAAAAATATCTTGTCAAGCTTGACAAGATTTAAAAATGTCTGTACAATAACTCTGTAAGGGTTCAAGGGTTACTTTTAGCTCTTTTTAAATATATGTTCTAAAAACTTCCTTGCTTCATCTACTTTAGAAACATATCCCATTGTTTTATCTAATTCAACTTCACTTTCTTTAATAGCGTCTTCAACCGTTTGGTCTGATGACGCTTTTTTAATGAATAGATTATACATGTGAATCATTTCATCACTCAGTCCACCAATACTCATAATATCTTTTTCATTGATTATAAAAAAGTCTTCATTTGAGAATTGCATCCATTTATTCATAGATACACCTTTAACGGTTCCACTATTATTAGATCTTGTTACAACTTGTATCTCTACAGGATCCGTTACAAATATTTGAGTATTACCATTTTCTTCGACAGCAAAACCTTGACCAACTATTTCTTCTCCAGAAACAAGTTTGGCTATAAAATAAAATTCTTCATCATGACGGATGTAATTAATCATAGGACTCTTTTAATCGAACATCTATAATTTCATAATCAAATTTTTCTTCATTGTATATTTTAACTCTTTCGACTAAGTGATTCAGTGTGAAGTTTTTCAGGTTGTTGTTTGATATATCATCAGCAATATCATAAAGAGTTGCTTGATTTTTATTCTCCCCCTTACGAAGAATACGACCTATAGATTGAAGATTACGAACACGCGATTTAGAAGGTGATGCAAAAATAACGTTATGCAGATTGCGGATATTGATCCCAGTAGAAAAAGTTCCATAACTAGCAACAATAATCGCGTTTGATTCTTGTTCACAGATTTGTCGAGCTGCCTCCCTCTCTTCTGTGTCTACACCACCATGAATAAAGAATACCTTGCGGGTATCGCCTACCTTACTATTTATGAGGTCATAAAGTATCTCTCCATGCTTCTCGACATAAGAGAAGAGTACTAGCGTATTTCCGTTAAGATCTCGACACAAATTACGAATTAACTTATTCCTTCCAGGGTGAGAAATGATGTAATCCATTTCATCCTGATATGAATCAAACTTCGTAAACTTATGCTTCAGCAGCAAAACTTTAATTTTCAATTTACTCAAATGACCTTCTTTCATGAGATCATTTGTTTTAGTAACTTGATTACACTTACCAAAGATACCTTCCAGAACTAACTTGTTTGTGTAGCTTCCATCAAGAGTTCCTGTGAATCCAATACGATACTTACAGTCATGCAACTTAGTCATGATTCCTGTCAGAGACTTTGCCTTTGCTAAGTGTGCTTCATCAACGATGACTGCATCAAATCCATTGAACCACTTCTTATCTTCCTTATAGATTGACTGCCAGGTAGTAATAACTACATCTGCATCTACTCCATACTTGTCTCTACCTGCGTAGATCTTATGGCAGTGTGCAGAAGCATTCCAACCATAATCTTCGAAGTCTTTATACATCTGTTCTACCAGTGATGTTGTAGGAACAACAAGAAGAATCTTCCTACCAGCATTCACATGGTATCGGATAATAGAATAGATCATCAAAGACTTACCTGATGCTGTTGGCGAAAGAAGTAGTCTTCGATTATATTTTAGTGCTTCGTAGATTGCTCTGTACTGATAGTCTCTTACCTTGTGGGGCATACCAAGAGACTTGACAAAACCAACTACACCTTCAGGAGAAACCAGATCATTTACTTCATGAGGATGACCATAGAATTTGCATTCTGAATGTTCGTAAGTATATCCTCTTTCATTACACCATTCCTCAAGATATTCTACGAGACCACAATATAACTCCCCTGTTCCTGGGGAGTATAATCTAATCTTGCCGTCCCAAACGCGATTGCGAAACTGTGGCATGTATTTCGCGTTTGGAACATCAAAGGTAAAGTATTCTGCTAGTTCAACGTTAATATGTGGTTCTGTTTCAATTTTTAGATAAACTTCGTTCTTCTTACGAATCTTTAGATCCATTCTATACTCCCGATTTAAATCTCTCCCACTCGATTGCATTCTTGATTTGATAGGAGCGATTATTCACCATTTTCAAAATGCTATCAAGATAGGTGAGTATCTGTTCTATGTAGTCTATTTTGTACTGTGCCTTCTGGACATCCTCATCGGCATCCAAAAACATTTCAACCTCATCCTTAGTAGTAAGTTTGAGGTCAAATGGAATCTCTTTATAGAGTTCTTTGGGTGCTTTCCCTTTGTAGTACTTCCACTTATCTCGAATTAAAGTCTTGAGTTTATACTCATTTTCCTTCTTCATTAGAGCGAAGGTATTGTACAACTCAAAATATTTCATGTGTAGTTGTGGTACACGGAGAGACTCTTCGCAGAGAAGATCGGAATCCATCTCCGAATCTTTCTTCCACATCTCTTGAATTTGCTCTAGATTCATAATTAAATTTCAGTTACTACTCATTATACCACGCACTATCTATGATTCTGCCCATTCCATTGACATTTCTAATTTCATAGTAAGTGTATGTGAAGGAAACAGTTGCTTTGAAAAAGTCTGTTTCACTGACAGTTGCATCAAATTCTATTGTAGAAAGGGAAGTTGGGAAGATGTCAACAAATTGAATATCAAAGTTATTAACGTGGTTGTTAGTTAATACTTGCAAAGTGCCATCACTAAAAATATTTCTATCTTTTTTATATGTACCTCTATACTTTACGGCATCTTCAAATGAAGCTCTTTCTTTAAAATCAGTTGGAACTCCTAATGCTCTCATCCAGTTATGAATTTGAATGTAATTTTCCAGATCTTCATCAACCAAAAATGTCAATGACAGTGGAGAGTATCTGAAGTTTCCTTCTGCTGGAATCGGAACCAAATAGTTCGGTACAGGAATTTCTCCTAATGAAATTTCTGGAATGGAAGCAGACTGACACAAATATGCAACCTTAGGTGCCTTCTCTAAAATGAACTTAAATCCAATTGGAGAAAGATAATTGTTGTTATTAACTTGCTGCTTATACCAATTAGCTGCCATGTCAACTTCTTAAGTTACCTATTATTTAGACAAAAAAAGGGATCCCGAAGGATCCCTGGAGGTTATGTGAAATGGATCACATTAGGTTGTCAACGAGAACACGTCTGTAGTAGACGTTTGCGTTCGCGGTGAGAGCGCCTTGACCTTGGGTTAGACCCTCTGCGAATGGGTTAGCAACCATTCCGTAACGGGTCTTGAATCCAATCTTAGGCTGGAAGGTGTCCTGACCAACGGCACGAACCATCTGGAGAGGAACGTATGGGCAATAGAAGAGACCTGCATCGTAAGGTGAAGAACCCTTATAACCCATAACGAAGAAGTGACGATCAGCAACGTTAGCGGAATATGGATCAACATAAACCTTGATGCGACCGTTGAGGGTGCCAACTAGAGTTGAGGAAGTATCATCAACACCAGCAAGACCATTGTTACCAGCGAGAGCAGGGGTGTAATCTAGAACACCAGCCATGCCGAGTGCAGAAGCAACGTCAGCAGAGCAGATGATAAAGTTACCCTTACCTCTACGAGTCTGTTGACCGATTGCATTTGCTTCACGCTCGATCTGGAATAGAAGACCCTTGAACTTCTCAACTGACCAACGACCGTTGGAGTCAACGTCGAGGTCGAAGATACCAGCAGCAGCGGTATTGTTCTGAGCGCCAACTTTAGCGATCTTGTAAACGGTACGTACAACTTCGCGGTTGATTTCAGCGAGAACCTCAGTTGAGAGGATGTTCGCTAGTTCGGTCTCAGCATCAAGACCATGGATAGCCTTGAGGTCTTGTGCGAGTTCTAGCGAGTACTCAGCCTTGAGGGCGCGTGACTTTGCAGTAACGGTGACCTTCTCGATTGAGAAACCCATCTCACGGAAGTGATTACCAGCACCATCGCCAAGTGCTTCTGACTGAGCAGTGGTCATGCCTTGACCGCCGATGGTGTAAGTACCACCATCATTGAGGAGACCAGGGTTAGAACCAGTCTGATCGTTAGAAGCGAGTGAATCGCCACTGTTCTCAGATGAGTGCTCTGAATCTGCTTCGTTGAAGAATGCTTCGGTTGCGCCACCAGCGATGTTACGGTTGGTGCCGTAGGTCGAACGCATTGCGAAGATTAGTCCAGTAGGACCAGTCATGGGTTGAACGCCACAGATGTCATAAGCAATGAGCTTAGGCATCGAACGACGAATTAGGCTGATTAGAACGGGGTCGAAACCTGCAACAGGTCCAGTTGCAGTTGAACCACCCGAGAAACCAGTGCCACCTAGCGAGTTGGTAGGTGCAGCCTCAGCGAGAATACCACGCTCTTCACGTAGGAACTTCTCTTGGTTTTCTAGCAGTACTGAGGTGACAGCCTTCTTGTATGAATCCTGAATAGGTTCAGCATCCTTATGCTCAAGAATGGGTGCCCACTTTTCCTGCAATTGCTCTGACATGAACATTTGCTTTCTCCTTGAAAAATGAGTAATTGTGTTAAATCAATAACAAATACGTAATTATTTATAAATTACGATTGTTTATTTGGACCAGCGGGAAATTGCCTGCATATATGCCGACATTGCATCTCCAGCAACGGGTTGTTCTACAGGAGTATCTTCTACTGCAGGAGCAGCTGCTCTTGCGAAATATGACTCCTTGAGAGTTTCGATCTTCTCACGAAAATCTTCCTCGGTAGTGAACTCTACACCTTCAGATAGGCTCATTAGCTTATCCTTTTGTGTTTCAGCAAGTCCAACAGAAACTTCGCTCACAATCCCATTCTTAATATAACCACCAAGTTTCTTATGCATCTCAACGTTTAGTTGGATCTGCTCATTGAGCTTCTCTTCCATAACGTTGAGTTGTTCGGTTGCTTCAGCAGCAATCTCGAACTGCTCTTCGGGAACTTCAAGATAGTTCTCAGCGAAGAGATTTCTGAGTCCGTGCATTAGGTTCTCAGCAATCTCGGTCTTAATACCGTTATCGATTGCTAGAGCATTCTCAGCAACCCACTTCTCAGCAACGAAAGTGAGGTACGAGTCAATTTGCTCGGACATTTCTGTTTTGAATTCGGTAACAGCTTCTTCGAATGCTTGCTCATATGCTTCATTCATTAGAGCAACTTCTTCGTTGATTTTTGCTGTTACTGCTGCTTCAAAGATTAGTTTTGCTTTGTCTTTGAATTCTTCTGTAAGGTCTGAACCAGATACAAGAGCGTCAAGGTCCTCGTCGAAGGAATACTGAATAGTTTCTTCTGCTTCTTCTTCGATGAGTTCGCCATCTTCTTCTGTCTCCTCAAAGGTAGGCTTCTTGCTTAGGGTTTCTTGCTTGTCACCAGAAGCAGCGGAAGGCTTAGTTGTAGGAGCAGATGCACCCTTCATCTTAGCAGCAACCTTTTTACCGATTGATTCGGTATCGTCAGGCTTACCTGAAGTTGGAGTAGGACCGCCAATCTCCTCTGATTCGTCTTTGAGTTCGGATCTTTCTGCTGGTTTTGCGCCTTTGGTGACGACGTTTGAACCCTCATCTAGATCCATTCTTGAAATATCTTCTGACATTTGAGTTGTCTCCTGTCTAATTTACGGGGAATTTCGTGTAATTATTTATATATTAAAAATATTATAAACCTCTGAGGAAGGCGGCAAATGCTTTAACCTTGCGCTCTTGGAGGTCAAAACGAGTTGCCTCGTCAATGGTTTTCTTAAGATGGTTGATTTCAACCTCTCTTAACATACCACTTTCCCAAACCCACTCTTTACCTTCCATGATTCCCTCAACAAAAGCGTCAGGAGCAGAAGGGTCAGCTACGATATCCGCAGCAGTGGCGAGCATAAAATCCTCGCCAACATAATTGACACCATCTTTAGTATTAAGAGATCCAAGACCTCTTGAAGAAACACCGAGTTTGACTCCTTCATCGAGTAAGTTTTTAGCGATTTTGCCCATTGGAGTTTCCAATAGTTTCGCCTTACCGATGAAGTTGTTTCCTTCTCTTTTTAGGGAAAGAATTTTGTGTGAGACACGATCAAGATTGATGGTTGGACCATCGGGATGACCGAGTTCACCGAGAGCTCTGCCTGTGCCAACGAAGCTCTCGTTATATTTATTAACTTCGCGCTCAAGGATATTTACAGGATAATTTCTACCATTGCGGTTTGTGATATCACCCTGTAGGAAGATACCCTCGATATAGTGAGTTTTCTTACCATCTTTTTCTTCGGTAAGAACATTGATCTCCTCAATATTCTCCGTAATTAGTTTCATCATTCTTCGTCCTCTGATACTTCTTGGTTAAAAATGTTTTGTGCAACTTCAACTTTTCTTTGTTGAATAGCATCGAACGCTTTCGACTGTAAAGCATCATTAACTAGTTCAATAGTTTGAGCGTTGTTTTTTGCAAAAATGCTATCAAAAATTTCTGTAGACATAGTAATAATTGTTTCCTATCTAATTATTTAGAATTCTGCTTTTTTCAGATCTCTTGGATCGGCCTCAACACCACCATCTCCCATCTCGGGGGGACCAGTTTCTTCTGGGGGAAGTGCGTTAGGATCCATAGCAGCATTAGGATCCATAGGCATTCCAGTTGCAGGATCTACCATAGCATTTGGATCTACAATCTTTCCTTCTTCCATTTCCTTCTCAATCTGCTTATCAATATCCTTAAACTCTTCTTCCGACTGCTTAAGAATATTGCGGCGAATTTGCTCAATCGAGAAATACTTACCAACAAAAGGATCCATGGTTGCAACGAGATTCATTCTCTCGTTCATCATTTCCATGTTCTTGAGTTCATTGAAGTAGTTGTCTGCAATGAAATCATATTGGATGTGGTTCTTAATCTGATCCCAATCTTCTAGTGTAAGAACACCTTTCAAAAGAAGTTGGGTTTTGAGAATATCTTGGAAAAGATCAGAGAATCTCTTACGGAGACGGTTGATAAACTTCTGGAATTTGAGTTCGTCTCTCGTAATTTCAGTAGAACGACCAATGTTAAATGTAGTCTCGGTTTCTAATCTTGAGTTTGGAACATTCAGAGCTTTGTAGAGTTTCTTTTGGAAATACTTGACATCCTCCAGTTCTCCCAAATTTTGACCACCAGGGAGAGTAGTAATTTCCGTTCCTCTACCACCCTCACGACGAGGAAGCCAAAAGTCCTCAAGCATCGACATAAATTTGCGATCATCTTTGATCTCTCCAGTATTCGCATCATAAACAAGTTTATTTCTATAGCGAGACATAACCTCACGAAGGTATTGCTCTGCCTTAATCTTTGGTAGATTACCTACATCGATGTAGAAAATTCTACGCTCTGGCGCACGCGATAGACGATAAATAACCAACGAATCTTCGATCATGCGAAGTTGGTTTACCGCTTTGATTGCTTTGTGTAGATGCGAAAGAACCATGTTCTTATTCATATCAAAAATTCCAGAATGTACGAATGTGATCGCATCTGGAGCAATTTTGATACCTTGAGCATCCCCGGCTTTAAGTCCTTTACCGTTGTAGATGAAATACTCAACAGTTTTCTGAAGAAATGCCTGTGAAGGATTATCTGGATCTACTCTTTCTGGTCTGTTTTCGATCTCAACAACTTTACGAATCTTTCTTGGATCAACATAACGTAGTTCGATAATACCTTCTTCGGGATCTTTAACATCAATAACTTTATGATAGAACAATCTTCCATCAACATACCATCGACGGAAGATTTCGTATGACTTATTTTCAAAGTCTAAGAGTTCTAGGACATAATCAAATTCTTCGCGGATGAGTTTCTTTACCTTCTCACTCATCCCTTTGATATTTTCCAGATTGATTGTAACTGGTACGTCGTTATAACTTCCACAAATAGCTTCGTTTACAACGTCATCTACAGCAGAATCACATTCTGGTTGCAAAATCATATCACGATAACGAGTGATCATTTCCCACTCGTTCTTTACCGCCCCATCAATATCCACATAATAACCATAGTGACCACCAGCGACGATTGGCGTAGCCCCGTCCTGATTGTCTTTCTGCACAAAAGAAGGCCCTTTCGGAACCTTCTTTGCTCTCTCTATAGAGTAACCAAATAATTGAGACATTTTATAGTATCGAAGATTAATCCGATACTATTTATCATCATTCTAGTTCGACCAATGTAGAAGCAGTGCTCTGAGCGTTCTGGTTCTGACCACCACCAACACTGAGAGGTCTCCAGTACTGAACCTGAAGTTCTACAGTGTACTCTTCGATTGCATCATTCGAACCATAATCAAGATCAATCGCTGATAGGTTTGAAGGCCAAACATCAATAAAATCATACGATCTTACAGCGTTTCCTCTACGATCTAGTTGTGAAACACGCATTGGAGCCATGTACTTTAAGTACTGTGGATCAGCACCTGGGAATTCGCCATAATCGAATTCGGTAGCGTTTTCATCATAGAGTTGGATTGCTTCCATCCATCTCTCAAAATATGATCTGAGGATGAATGTGGTATCGTTGTGAATCGTGATTGTCCAAGGTTCAAAGGTTCTGTCACCAGCAATCTTGAGCATTCTTCCACGGAAAGGAACTTCTACAACACCTACTGTTGAAGCGGGAATTTGAGCAGCCTTAATCGTGAATGCACCAAGTCTTCTAGCGCCATCTGGACCACCAGCAGCCTGAGCATTCGCTGCAGGTGCTGCAAGAGCAGCTGCAGTAAATGTCTGTGCCTGGTTACCAGTGTTACCGCCCTGACCATTTAGGATTGCTACGAGAGCAGCAGGCCAGTCAATATCAACTTGGAAAAGGTTTGGTCTTGCGTAGTCTAGTTGAGAGTTAGCCTTAAAGGTAGTAATTCTACCTCTGTTATTCTGTGCCATTTTGAGTTATCCTCCGTTGTTTTTGAGATCTATAGTTTCAATTATGAAGCAACTTCTTCAAAAGCAACGCCAGTTCTTGTTGCGATGAAGGAGATAGAAATGTAGTTAATCGTTCTAGTAGGCTTGAGATAGATCTCTGCATAGAATTCACCTCTATCAACCGCGTCAGGTGGGTTGTTTGATTGATCACACTTGACAAGGAAATCGGTAAGACCTCTTCTTCCTTGAATGTTTCTTAGGTATGGCTCAACAGCGTTGAGGAATCCAGATCTCGAAGTATCATCGTTTTGCTGGAAGAGTACATTCTTAGCAACTCTTGCAACTGTCTTCTCAACGGTTAGGAAGAGGCGACGAACATTGATTCTATCGAATGCGGACTGATATCCTAGAGCGGTCTTATCACCGAATAGTACGATGCCCTGGCCAGGGAATGAAACGATTGGGTTGATTCTCTCAACATAGAGTTGATCTCTCTGACCCTTGTTTGGTGAATATGCTAGACGGATTGCGTTCTGTAGTACACCTCTCTGGAAACCAGCAGGTGAGAACCAAGGATCTGCATTAACCTGAGTTGCTAGGCATAGACCAGCCATATCTCCGTTGCAAGGAATATAACGGAAAGTATCGTTATATCTATCGTAGATATACTTGTAACCAGTATCGAATGCTGCATAGGATGTGCTAGGTAGCTTCGAGAACCAGTTGACTAGGTTTGTGGTTACTGCATTAGTATCGGGAACTCCGATAACACTATCTCTTAATGGTGAGAAGAATGCCATGCAATCTTTTCTCTGATTGAGAATGTTAACGATAGCATTTACTCTTGCAAGTCCTTCAATCTCAGTTGATCCCATTCCACCAGGAATGATGAAATCTAGATCTTCTGCTTCAGGATCTTCAAACTTAGAAAGTGCTGCAATGTATTCAGATGAAGTTGGTGAATATGCAGAAACACCTTCAGTACCAGAAGCAGTACCTAGTGAATAAGCAACAGTTGCACCAGCAACAGAGTTGATATACACAGCACCACCAACAGGATCGGTTACGTCATCACCCTGAACAAGATTGAAACTTGTATTAGCAGATACTTGTCCCCAATCACCATCGGATGCAACAGCACCTACAGCAAATGTTTCTGCGCTATTGTGAGCACCAACATAAATGTATGAAGAACGTAACTTAAGTGCGGTTTTGTAGTAGTTTGCTTCTCCGTTAGTTGTTTTAGCATCAGAAGCCTTTGAAAGACCAACGAACTTCTCAAGAACTGTGTTTGGAGTACCAGTGATTGATCCAGTTGTGTCTACAACAACAACGTGAATTTCATCTCTGTATCCATTCTTGGTTGCAACGTATGGTGAAGTTCCAGGACGAGTAGCAACAGAAGCCCACTTGAATCCAGGGAATACTTCTCTGATTAGATACTCTCTACCAGCACGACCAATGTTTACTGCAGCAGAGTTTGAATCTGTTAGATCGTTACCAGCAGCAAATTCGATTGAACCTCTGTTTAGAACAGCAAGTAATTCTCTTGAAACACCAGCATCAGCAACTGTTGCCGCTGCGCCAGAAGAAGATTGCTCAACAGTATTACCATCTTCTACAATACCAATGTAGTCCGAATCTAGTTCGATCTCAAGAACTCTACGGATTGGATCCCATGCTAGAACGGTGCAACCATCTCCATTAACTTCAGCAATTCCAGGAACAAAGTTACCAACAACTCCTGATTCTAGGGTTAACTTGAGACTGTATCTAAATACCTTACCAGCAGCACCAGTTGCTGCGGAGATGTCATCGCTGTTAGCAAACTGCCAATCGTTACCTGAGGTAGGTGCATCTAGATAAAGGATCTGGTCTGGACCTGCATCGGTTACATAGATTCTTACTCCGTTTGCGAAATCACCAGGAGTCTTCGCTGCGAAGAACCAAGAAGCAGCAGCGTTCTCATAGGTTGTTTCGTATTGATCATTATTGATGATCTTAACTGCAGTTCCGTTTGAAACTGAGTTCTTTAGACCTGCGGAGTCGGATCTGACAACTTTAATTGCACCACCATAAAGGAGGTATTGTGCAGCAGCGAACCAATACTCAAAGTTATTGTCGTTTGGTCTGCCGAAGGTTTGTTCTAGTTGTTGCTCGGAGGTGATGATTCTAACTTCCTCTACAGGGCCTTTTGAAAAAGGACCAACTAGACCAGCAAAAGTAGGATTTCCTACGGTACTTACAGTTGTGTTATCAATTTCTCTGATAACTACACCTGGGGAAAATTGACTGAATGCCATGTTTCTATTTCCTAAGGGTTGGTTTCTACAAATATTTATAATTTAGGTATTTTCTAATGGGGAAACAATGCATGAACAAACTACCAGTCAGGATACTCCCATCTATCGAAAATTCTGTTAGTCATTCTACCAACTACAATTCTTCTGACGGTACACTCTTTACATTCATATGAGTATGCTGATGGATATGATCCTCTATCTTTTCTGGTCAAATAATAGTCAGACAATAAATTTTTTAATTTCCCACAAGTTCTACACGTTCTATCAACAAATAGTAGGTGTTCTAAATTTAACTGTCTGTCCAAATCCATTATCTGTAGTCCCACATATAAGATCGATCCCCGTACTCATCCAAATGCCACCTATCCCCATCATTATCAACAAAACTTTCTTCTTCTGTTCCATCTAGTATAAAACCAAATGGAGCCATGTCCGCTTCAATTGCCTCTCTCTGGTCATCATATATTCTTTGACGAACATCATTGTTTGTCATTTCCCTAAAGTAGGGTTGCATCGCTAACCAAGAAAAAATAACAAGAGACATTGCCAAGTCATCATTACATCCTTCTTCCGCTTCAAAAGAGTTTCCCTTTTGGATGAAGGTTGTCAATTCACTGATAATGTCATAGTCTTTAACTATGAGTTTATCTTCCTCTAGCATGGCCTTTAAGTTTGAGCATCCTACCTTTTTAACGGCAGTTGTCATTCTTACTCCAAGAGAAGCCTTCTTTCCACTAAAACCAGATCCAACGATCTGACCTGCACGGCCTCTCATGGAACACATTAAAAGGTTGTCGTACTCTAGATCATATTGTAGAATATCAGCGACTTGTGCGCCAATATCATTGACTTCTATTAGTATATATGCTTTGTTGTAATTTTTGGCAACATCATGTATAATATTTGGAAGTAAGATTGGTTTGATATCATTGTTCTTATACTTCCCCACAATATTATATGGAATGGTTGTAATATCTACAATGATAAATGCTGAGTAGTCCTGACTCGTTCCTCTGGAAGTATCGACTGTTAGAATGTACTGGTGATCTGGTTTTGCTTCTTCGTAGATATCCAATCCCTTATTGGATCTGATTGGATCTTCATACACCATGGCCCTAAGTTTTGCTGGGTTGATCAAAGTGTCAACCGATCCCAGGAACTCGCACTCAAACTCTTGAGTGAATTGCCTTTGTGATGTGTTAGCAATCGTTTCTTCTTTCCACTTAGCATCTCTGCCAGGAACCTGAGACCAGTGAACTTCAAGTGGTATGTAACTGTTTTTATGACGTTCGGCATCGTGCCAAAGTTTATAGAACATATTCATCCCGTTTGGGGTAGAAATAATAATAACTTTGGTTGTCTTACCAGACGAAATAGTGGGATAAACAGAGGAGAAAAACTGCTCAGCGATGTTGTTTGGGATGAACGCAAATTCGTCCAGGAAGATGATGTTAAATGAGTTTCCTCGAACTGCAGATGAAGATGTAGATGCAGCGATGATCTTAGAACCGTTCTCTAATTCAAGTGATCCTTTGTTCCAAGACACAATACCATGCTGCATCCACTTAGGAAGATTTTCATATGATAGTTGCAAACGAGACAGAAGTTCTCTTGACGTTTCTGCTTTGTTCGCTAGAATAGCAATCTTAACGTTATCGTTGAATAACGCATAGTGCATCAAGTAAGAAACACAAGTCGTCGATTTTCCAGTCTGGCGAGGAAGCTTTGCGATGTTGAATCTGTTGGTGTGGAAATTTTGGATTAGTTCTTCCTGAAAGTCCCACATCTCAAAAGGAACAAGACCCTCATCCAGAGAAACAATTTTTACATAGTTTCTTGCAAAATAGATAGGGTCTTGCGAACACTTAATAAATTCCTCAATCTGTTCTTGAGTGAATTCAACTTTAACGTTTGCTTTCTTTAGGTTGGGATTACCAAGATAGACTTCTTCGGGCTTCATACAAAATTACGGTCATCAACTTCACCTTTGCGTCTTGCTTCTAGAAGTGCAAAGTCTTTGACTTTAGTATCTCCAAGATAAGACCAAGCATAACCCTGTTGGATCATTTGCTCGTTTAGTGAAGTTTGTTCATCATTAATATATATCCATCCTAAAATTCTTCCATACTTTTCTGTGCTGTCTGGAAGTTCTGTCTTGATTATAATATTCTTAGCAAACTCTAGTCTATGCTTCAACCAATCTTTCGATTCGAGACCGAGTTTCTTTTCATACGCATCTTTCGTGCGACTTTCTGGGGTATCAATACCAGCCAAACGAACTCTCTTAGCAAGAGAGATATCAAAACCCAAGTCAATATCAACGTCAATAGTATCACCATCAACGACATTATGTACTTGTCTAACACGATAGATGTAAGGATCTTTCAAACTCATTTTTTCTTTCCGCCGTTCTTTGCTTTTTTAGCAGTTGCGTTTCCCTGATTCTGTTTAGAGTTCTTTTGACCTCCAGCAGTACCTTTCTTACCTTTGTTGGGTGACTTAGACATTAGCAGTTCCACGCACGTAACGACTTATTTATGCGTGAATTTGGATCGTTTGCAGTCTTTTTAGATGTTTGTTTATCTTTCATACCTCTCATTCTGGCACAAAAGGATGCCCTGCGGGGATTTCCAACCTTCTTTGAAGGTGCCTTAAGGTCGCTTCCAGGATTCTCTGCTTCATAAGATTTGCGTCCCTTCTCATTAAGACCACCACTTTGATTTTGCCCCTCTTTTTTAGTCCAAGCAGCACCTTCTTTATACGTAGCTACGGCATCCATATTGTGAGCAGTGTCAGTAATTTTTGCCTGCATCCAAGCAGGAATATTCTTTTCTTTCTTTCCTAGATTTTTCTTAAGTGTTTTAATATTCTTAGCAGCACTATCTAGTTGAGATTGTGCCATCGAAACCTCATGATCCTTTTCGGATGCTTCAGAAATAAACTGTGAAAATGAAATTAATCTGCCCATCTTACTAAGTTCGTTATGTACTATTTATCTTTGCTCTAACCAGTTCATAACTGCTAGTGCTGCTTTGTTAGTATTAGGTGAAGCACAAGCAAGAGTATAGATATCACTTACAGTTCCAAGACTACTTCTACCAATCTGTAAGTGTGCTTTCTGATCAAGATCAATTAGACTTGAACCACCACCAACAGTAAATCCTGAAACAAGATTAGTTCCACCTGTTAATGCCGTAGCAGTAATATCGTATTGAGTAATGATATTAGTGTCTGTAGGATCTGTCCAAACTGCTCCAGTAAGAGTTGGGTTTTGTACCAATCTCCAAAATACGTTTGTGTTATCGTTAGTTGCTACCTGCAGAGATCTAGGCATGACAACACCTTGAAGTGATGTCGATTTTAGTCTCAGACTAACTATCGGATAATAGGTGTTTGCGAGTGCCATCGTAGTACCAGTAATTGCATTACCACGACTCACAAGTGTTCCTAACTTCTCTGGCTCACCTTCTTGACTAAGTGAGTTTGATCCTTGATAGAGGTAATGAGTTCCTGCAGCACCAGTTACGTTTTCAAGCTCTAAACGAATTGGTAGGAAAGGAGTAGAGCACCAAACATTATCTATTATATTTGCATTATTGAATTTGTGTATGACATGAGATTCACCATCAATCGTGAAACTGAAAGAAACTTGTCCTGCACCATACCACTCATAGTCAATACTAATTAAGTGCTGTGCAGTTGGAGATGCTGTGATTTGACTTGGACCAGTTCCATCCAACTTATCACCATTCCACTCTGCTCTAGGTATTCTTCTCTCAACTACACTGCCAGATGTCTTACTACGAATGACACAATAGTAAGTTCCGTCTCCAGCATCCTCAAAATAAGCACCGTTGTTTTCATCAAAGACACCAAACCTTCTACGCACACCTGTTACTGGTGTAGTAAGACGAATACCAAAAGAACACTGAGATGCTCTACCTGGAATGTATGACATCACCATTTTGGTCTGCCTGATGATCTTATCACCAGCAGCACTACCAACAGTCATGACGACATTTGAGGTAGCAGCACTATGAGTAGCAGAAGCAGTCCCGTAAGTTGCTTCATCCCAAACATCAGTTTCCTTACCATACTGAAAAGTATTGAAGAATGTTGTTTGGTATGGAGATACTTTAAATCTACTCTTTGATGTAAATTGAGGCCTCCAATCAGTTTGCTCACCCCAGTGGTCGGCAATATTGACAACCTCAAAAAGAGATCTTTCTTGATTAAGAAAGTCCTGCGTATTCTTGTTCCACTGTGCCATTATTAGAATGCCCCATACTTATGAGCTGATGAATCGATATTGATTTTGCTTGATCTAGTGATATTGACTTTTGGTTTGTGGGGTGGATAGATCTGCTGCACCATCGCACCAGGATATTCATCCTGTAGCATCCAAGTCAGATCTCCGTGATCTGGAATGCCGTTTTCTGAAATGACTTCTATTCTGAATAACTCACCGTTGTAGATAATATCTGCGCTGTAAGTTTCTCCAACTGGTTCTGCAGTTTTTCCATCAGAATGGACGTGCAGAGTACCGTTAAAGTCTCCAGCAATATTTACTGATTCCGATAAAAATTGTTTGTAAGACTTCATATCAGCCTCCAACAATTTGTACTTCTTCTACAACGATGTTTGCAGCACCAGCAGTGATTTTGATGCATCTATGTACATATGCTTGAGCACCACTAGTGTAGGCATAGTTCGCTGTTGCAGCAGATGAATCAATATCAGTAGTAATAGTATTTGGAGTTGTTGCAGTAATCTTTTTACCAACAGTTCCAGCAGACTCGAATGCAGCATCAATAACACCAGAAGCATCAACTACAGCAATATAGTCATCAGCACTGAATGGGTGAGTATTTCCTGTTAAACCAACAGCACCATCACCGAGAGTATATACTGCAGTGAGAGAATCAGTTGCTGCAGTAATAGCTGCTCTTCCAGGATTAGCACCTTTGAGGAGAACTGACTCACCTGCTAAAAGTTGAATTGCAGGACCAGCATTAAATTGAACGGTTGATGCTGAAGTTGCACTCACTCTGTAAATACCAGTATTGACAACCTGATATTCCGATTGAGTTGCAGAGATACTATTAGTATTCAATACATTTAAAACGGACATGTTAAACTCCGAAGATATTCTTTCCTATACTTTATTTAGTTTGTTTGGAATTTTGTTTGAGGAGTTTTGCCAACTCTGATGTTGATCCAACAAACATAGTATTATTAACTGTAGTAGGACTTGATCTAGGTTTCTCATCGATATCTTTCATCTTTTTCTGAAGGTCTATCAATTTATCTGCAACATCAGCTACGTTCTTAATCAATTGACCAGCAACTTCGTATGCTCTTGGATGATCAGAACTTCTGGCAACATCTAAGATTCCATCGATAGCTTCTTGTCCTTTCATAACAAGATTGTGTAACTGTGCTCTAGTTACTTCATAATCTTGCTGTATTTCTGGTTTTTGTGATTGTGGAACTTCTGGTTTTGCTTCAACAATCTCAGTTGATTCCACATCAAAAACCTCGTCTAATCCATCATAACTACTCATAAGGGTTCATCCGCTCCTGTATCGGGATTCCATTTTTGCATGTCCGTAAATTCTGAGAACACTTCACTAAATCCAAAATCATCATCTGCTTCTGCATTGAGTGGGTCTGGAGTTACAGTATACCTTACTTCTCTTGGTGCATTTACTGTATCCATAGAAGTATAAGTATCGACCTGTGCCTTTCTGATAACTGCTGGTTCTCTTACAGGTCCATACAAATATGTTTTTGCTGTAAATTTGAAGGTGTATATTAGTGCCCTTCTCTGATCAAATTCCCCATCATAATCATCTTCAAAACTTACACTATCCATATTGACAATAATATCTTTCACTTCTCCGATTTGAGGAACCAAATCTACAGTGAAGTTGTATGAAGGTTGAAAATATGGTAGAATCTGCTCTACAATTTGTAGGGCGTCATCTTGATTCTTTGAAATGACACTTAGAGTAAATCCAAGATTATATGGAACTGGCATGTATGCCGTTGACATACCATCATTTGCACCAGCATTTTTAAACTTGATACTTTGGGTGGGAGCAACTTTCCTATCGCTATCATACTGAATGGTATCCATCTCGAATGATATTCGAGGTAAAGTGATTTGGACCTTTGCATTTTGAGGATCTGGAGTCTGCCTTAGGCGAGCAAGAAATTTCTCTGCAGGACCATATGCCAGAGGAACTTTCATTACCTCCGTCTTATCGTTTGAAACTCTCCTCAATTGTATGTTATTGAAAAGAGTACCAAAACCAATAATGGTCTTTTTAAAAATTTCGTGATAACTATACTGGCCTAACATTAGAATCTATCTCCCATATTTCCAATCTCACCGAATGGATTTTGTTCTGTAAAGTCGAGAATCATGTCTCCTTGCACTTCAAAGTATTTATTCATAGCACCGTCAAAACTTCCCATATTGAGAGAATCTAAGATATCAACAGTCCATGAAGCACCAGAAGTATTTCCAGTGACAACTTCATTATCTTTGAATGAACCTGTCAAATTATTTAGTACCAGTTTTCTGGTGGTTGGATCCCAGGATACTACCTCACCATCAGCACCAGATGTTGCACCAGAAACAATTTCACCAACTTCAAAGTTGCCAGTGCCACCAACAGCAAATGCTAGATCTAATGTATACCCAACCTCAGCCTCAATCTCATCAACATCATCAATTCCAGTATCAAGATCTTCATGACTGTATTGGAAGAGTTCACACTTTATCTCCCAAACATATCCTTTACCGAGTTGATAAAATGGTTTTTCGTGCTCAACAAAAGTGATCTGATACAGATCACTCGAAAATGCAGCCCAAATCAAATCTCCTTCATTCGGTCTTCCTTCAGCAATTAAATTTGTATTGTCGTCAACTAGTTGTGCGAATCGTCTTCGTGATACAATAAAAGTGGTCTTATCTTCAATACGAATACCAAACTTGGATAGTAAATCACCTTGTCCTTCCCATCCGTCTACAGTATTGCAGTAGGCTCGCATTAAATAATTTCCTTCAAACTTGGATAATGTATCCTCCGTGAATAATTTATCTTCCTTAACCAAGGTTCTTGGGATATAATATACATCCTGACCATAGATATCAATTGATTCTGTGATCAAGTCATTTAAAAGATTCTGTTCCCCTAGAGTACCATTTAGGCGTAATCTACAACCAGGAGCGGGATCAGGACTTTGTGTGCAAGCTGATGCGGTATGTTCTGACATAGGATTAACCGATTAAATCCATTGGTGGTAATTCGAAGGTGTTTCTCAATTCTTCCTTGAGATCCTTCAATTCTTCTTTTGCTTCTTCAAGAATCTTTCTGCCATTCAAAGTTACTCCACCTAGCATTTGGATTCCATCATACTTACTTAGATTCTGTCCCCACTGCTCCTTAAAGAGTGCAGTGGCATAATCTTTTAACCAATGCTCATTCCAAGTTTTGGGGTATAAAGTTGGGTCTACACCCATCATACAATCGACTACAATATACTCACCAACACCAAGTTCACTCCAATCAATATCTACATACAACTTATTTGTATTTGCAGTGTATCTCAATCTCTTGTATAGTCTTGAGTTAGTAACCCAGTCAAGAGTTTCAAGATAATTCTGAACCATATAATAATGTAGAATCTGATTATTCGTAAATGCATAAATGTCATTCAAGAATAATTGATACTTAATATTAAAAATATTACCTGGAATTGAAGATGATGTTGAAACCTGGGTGAAAACATTATCAACTCCCTGCACACCAGGAGGAAGTTCTACATAAGGATTTGCTTCCAACCAAGATGTGGCACCAACAGCAGAAGAACTAGTTGCTACTGTCTTCATATTTTCTGTGACTTCAATTTTAATTAAAGTCCTATATGATCCTTCGTAGTGAAACTCTTGGAAATGTGAAATGGCCTCATCGATGAGGTCATCAAGTTGTTCATCACACACGTTAATATCAATAGCTGGATATCCAAGTCTCCTTAGACACCATGCTTTAAACTCTGCTCTAGTTGCTGGTTGGGATGCTGACATAGTTCTTATAGTGGTAAGTAACGGAGTGAAACATTATTTGAAGCAGCTGCTGGAGCAGTATTAAACTTGACTAGTGCTCCAAATGTAGCCGTAGTTGTGGTGGTATTTGTGTTTGTGATTGTAACTGTGATATCGTGAGTTGGAGTTGAACCACCAACCAAGTTTCCTGGAATAGTTAAAACCTGACCAGAAACATAATCCTTACCACCATTGTTAATAGTAACGTTTGTCAAGACACCAGCAGTTCCTCTTGTGACATTAAATGTAGCTCCAGTTCCAGTACCACCAGTCGCTGCCACATTGGTATAAGTTTGGTTGTTTTGTCCAGTAACTTGTGGTCCTACAAATGTGGAAGATGTGATTGTATTTCTCTTAAGAGCACTAGTGTTTGCTGAAGATAATGTGATTGTAGTGCCAGAAATATTTGTAATTCTGGCACTAGATCCAATTCCAGTTCCAGTAACTGCCTGACCAGTAGTTAGTCCAGCATTTGATGAAACCACAATTGTACTTTCACCTTCATGACCTCCAACTCCCGATAGAACAACCTGATCGTAGTAATTGTATTCTGTTGCTGGAGTTTGGATTAATCCACCAACAATTGCCAAAATATCAAGAACTGATCTACCTGCTAATGCGTCAAAATAAACAGTCGAACCATCTCCACTATATGTTGATGAACTATATGAAAGTGGAGATCTTGTAATATTGAATGCATTTCCAGCATCATTGTATGCAACTGATATACCACTGTGAGATGAATTGGTAACTAAGGCAGCATTCATTGCATCCTGAGCTCTTTCATCAGTAAAGAATAGATTTGTTGTTCCTGCAGTCAGATCATCCGATGATGCAGTAGCACCTGTTGTTACTCTACCCTTAGTATCAACAGTAACCTTTGTATAAGTACCAGCAGATACACCAGAATTTGCTAGGGTAAATGGAATGGTGATATTTGCAGATCCGTTAAAGGATGTTGCAGTTCCAGTACCATCTCCAGAGATACCAATCGTTCTTGCGGTTTCTAGTGTTGTTGCAGTTGAAGCATTGCCTGATAGAGTTGCTGTAATTGTACCTGCATTAAATCCGCCAGTTGAGTTTCTTGCTACAACAGTATTTGCATTGTTTGCTGATGTTGCATTGATTGAAATCGTTGGATTGTTAGTTACGCCATCAGCATTATTGATTGATAATCCAGTACCAGAAACTGCAATTGATCTAGTAACTGCTGCTCCTGTTGCAGATCTTATAATCAATCCAGTTGTTGATAATCCAGCAATAGCAGTAAGATCGGAATCTAGGGGTTGTGCATCAGTAATACCGTATCCAGATAGTGTCGTTGGATTCGTACCCGCAGTTACTCTTCCTTTACTATCTACAGTTACAGATTTGTAAGTTCCTGCAGTTACGGTATCATTCAAGGTAATTGCAAGAGCCATAGCCGCAGATCCATCAAATGTTGATGAACCAGTCATATCACCACTAACTGTTAGTGTTCTAGCAGTAGTCCACTTCCTAGCATCCCTTGCGGTTAGAACAGCATCACCGCCTGCAGTAGCAGTTAGCAATCCACTTACAGTTAGAGCATCATCAACTTGAGTAGTACCACTTGCTGAATCTAGTACTAGATTTCCTACGATAGTGTCAATTTCATTTACCGCAGAAATGCCAAGTCTAATATTCTTAGCATCCATACCACCATTTGCATCAATGGTTCCAGTGAATATGGAAGTTCCAGTAACTGCTAAAGTTCCTCCGATTGATGCATTGTTTGTTACCGATAATGCAGTTCCAGTCTTTGATAGGGTTAATGAACCTGCATATAATGTAGCATCAGTTCCACTGAATACTTCCGAACTATTAGTTGCATCTTCAAGGAACCTGTACCCAGCAGAAGAATCATCCCATCCAAAGAATCCAGTTTTAGCTGAAGTTGTATAGTACTTAAATTCAATACCACGATCTTTATTATCATCTGAAGTGGCATTACCACCACTGTCAGAACCACCTAAAGTAATAACTGGATCTTTTATTGTTGTAACCGTTGAATTTACATATGTTGTAGATCCGCTTACAGTTAAGTTGCCACCAATTGTTAGGTTATTTCTAACTGTTGTTGTACCTGTTGCAGCACCGATCTGAACAGTTGTACCAGCACCAGCAATATTTACTGTAGATGCAGTAGTATTAATCAGATTAAACGTAGATTGATTTGTAGTTAGATCTCCCCCATTAACTGCCAAATCTGCAGATAAAGTTACATTTCCAACAACATCTAGTGTTCCTTGAATATCTGTATTTCCAGTTTCACCAAGAACCGTGAATTTAGTTGCACTTCCAGAATTTAATTTACCAACATAGAAATCATCTCCAACATACAAGTCAGTTTGAATACCAGCACTGCCAGTTACTCTTAAGTTGTGAGAGGTATCTGATGCGTAAGTGCCAGTAAATGCAAACGATGAACCTAGAGTTGTTCTATAACGAACAGAAAGGTTATTAACTGTAGATGCCGTACCACCAGAACCAGCGTCCTTCACATTAACCGCACCATTTACATAGATATCACTTGCAAATAGAACAGTATTTCCAAAATATCCTCCACCGTCGAGTCGGAATGAACCGTAGTCGGAGCTTCCAATGATGTAGTTATTTGATCCATCAATTGCTACTGTCGGTGCATCGGTATTTTGAATGTGAATATATGATCCACTCTGAGTGGTTAAATTTCCAGTTAGGGTTGTGTTTCCAGTAACTCCAAGAGTTGAACTTAAAGTAGTAGCACCAGTAACCCCTAAAGTTGAACTTAAAGTAGTAGCAGCAGTAACACCTAAGGTTGAACTTAAAGTAGTAGCACCAGTAACTCCAAGAGTTCCAGAAATACTGGTATTACCAGAAGAAGAATCTACAACAAACTTATCGGTAGATGAAGCATTCTGAATCTTAAAGTATTCTGTTGCAGCAGTGTTTGATCCGACAATTGTTACATTCTTATTGAGAGTAACGTTATCTGTTACATCTACAGTTCCTTCAATTGTAGTATTACCTGTAGCAGAGTCAACCAAGAATTTAGTAACTGGAGCTCCAGCACCATTGGTGATTCTGAAATATTCTGTTGCTGCTGTAGTATTACCAGCAATCGTAACACCGTTATTGAATGTTGCTAGATCAGTGACACCTAGAGTGCTCTGTAAGGTTACTGCACCAGCAGCAGTGGTCGTTCCACCAACATTAAGGTTCTGACTGATTCCAGCGCCTCCTGTGACTACCAGAGTGCCTGTGGATGTACTAGTTGAACCAACGTTACTACTGAGGGCAAGGTTGCCAGCAATAAGACCAGCATCAGTACCAGTAAAGACTTCAGAAGTATTTGTTGCATTGTAGAGAAAGCGATAACCACCAGTAGTTCCAGTTAGAGTTGTATATGAATCATCCCAACCATAGAAACCTAGTCTTGCTTGAGTATCGTAATACTTAAACTCAATACCACGATCCTTATTATCATCTGAAGTTGGAGTTTGATCCCCACCTAGAGTTAAGATAACATCATCGATAGTGATAGTCGTTGAATTGACAGTTGTAGTTGTTCCATCGACTTGCAAATTGCCTTTGATCTGCACAGTTCCAGTGTCATCACCAATTCCCGCTGGATCTAATACGATTGTGGAATTGGTTGAACTTAGAACATTATTTGCAAAATAAATATCCTCAACTCGAACATCGGCCGAAGTGGAAATGAGTGAAATTTGTTGTGGAGATGTAACACTAATAGTAGAGTTGGATGATGTAATCGTAATATCATCGTCGGCAAGAACTTCCATCTTTGCCAAACCAGCACCAGCATTATTAGCAGTAAAACGAAGGAATCTATTGGATGCAGTATTTGCATCCATCAATAATGTTAATGAACCTGCACGATTGATAGTTTGAATTGCAGTGCTGGTTTTGTCTAGAGTAATGTCGGAGAAGATGGTAGATGTTGTAGTATTAATATCTACATTATCATCAGCAGCCAGACACTTAAGCAAGGGGCTGCCACCAGTAGTATTAACAGAGAGATCGTTGATTGTTGTAATACCACGATAGCCAGTAGAAGCAGTAAGTTCATTATCGAGCTCATAAGCAGTATAGGAGTTTCCATCGGCAAAACGAATCTGATTATTTTGAAGTTGAGTATTATCTACACCTGCTAATGCAATTTGAACATGACCATTAGCATCTACATCAAAGTCTTCCTGATCGAAAGATGCTAGACCCTTCTGACGGGTTGTAACTAGGGCAAGATGTCTCCAGGATACTGCTCCATCCGAAGCATCTCCAGTTGTATGTGTTGGGGCAGTAGCACCAGAAGTTTCTGTATTTAAAGCTTGATAAAGTCTGCCTCCATTAGTTACTTTATCGTAACGATTATAAGTTGTACCAGTTGACCATACACTTGCAGTTGTACCTTCCACTGCTGTTGCAATTGGAAAATCTTCAGCGTAAGTAAATCTACCCCACTGGTCAACAGTAAATTTAGTTGCTTTCAGTGTTTGTGTTGCACCAGCAACTGTTGGAGTATTATATGTACCAGGAGCAACGGTGGTATTGATGAGATCTAGAGTTGGATTTCCACCTACACCAGAACCATTAACAACTGAAATTCTACCAGCAGTACCAGTAACAGTTCTTGTTGCAATGTTACCATCAGATACTCTAACAATATGACCTGTAGTTGTTAATTCTGCAATACCAACAAGATCTCTATCAAATGGTTGGGCTGACTGGCCTTCAATTGTCCCATCCAAATTGTAATCAGCAATAGATGCTGGATTTTCGCCATCAATAACTCTACCTTTAGAGTCTACAGTAACCTTGGTGTAAGATGCTGTTGGAGTATTAGTTCCATCATAATGTGGTAGTGACGGAACAAGTGCCAGAGTAGAAGAAATGTTTAGGTTGGATGAACCATCGAAGGTTGCAGATCCGCTAAGTTCTCCAGTAAGTGCAATCTGTCTAACGTTGGCAAGTCTAGTAGCAGTAGATGCATTTCCGATCAAGGATGCTGTGATAGCACCAGCTGAAAAGTTACCATCAGCATCTCTTTGAACTAAAGTATTAGCACTGTTGGCAACAGATTCTAACGGCCTTTCATAACGCAAAGAGTTCCATGGAGTAACGCCATCTCCAATTTTGATACGACCAGTATCAATCTCAATTCCGAGTTCTCCAATAGCCAACGTTGGGTTTACGTTCGACCATTCTTGTGCAGATCCTCTTCTTAGTTGAATTCTATTTGCCATCGGTTAATATCCCAAATTGCTGGTGGTATACTATAATTCTCTTATGTATTTATAAAAAAGAAAAGGGGGTCCAAGACCCCCCATATATCACTCTTCTACATTTTCTACTGGTTGCTCTGTACTAGCTTCTAGATACTCTAGGGTTTCAATAGCACCAAGAAGTTTAAGTGCTTGAATTTCATTCTCTTTAATTTTTTGAGTTAACTTTTGGTTTTCCTCAATGAGGCCTGTATATCTCTCACGAAATGATTTTAGAAGTTCTTCCGAATTAGTCGATTCAATTGTCATTCTGTTTCTCCGTCAAATTAAGTAACAAGGTTTTAATAACATCAATATCAGATTTTAAAGAAGAAACGTCAGTTCTTAATGATTCCATTTCATCTCTTTCTCGTTTCAACCTTTCATAGTTGGCGAGATAGTTCTGATACTCATCGTTATTCTTATTTATTATAGCACCAGTTGAGGCATCCCGAACCAAGTCGGGATGATTCTCAATCTGCAAAAAATTTTTCTTCATGATGCCGTTGCAACTGCTCTAAAGTATTTGATTTGTGGTACTTTAGCCTGAGTATCAGAATACATATCAATCTTGATCTGGAACTTAACAAATTCCAATCCAGTTGCAGTATACTCATATGGTCTAAATACCACGTCATTTTCTGGATTCACTGGTCTATCTGATGATCCATCATTATTAAACCAGTTCCATGAAAGTGTTTCCTCATTCCCAGCAAAACCAGGAGGTACAGTTCTATATAGAACTCGAAATCCAGTTCCACCAGTTCTCCAAGCATCAAAGTATACTTTGAGAGATCTTGATACTTGGTTATCCAAAGAAATCATTCTCGTGATATAAGTTGCATCATGGCTATCACCAGAAGCAAGAATTGCAGTCTCATAATCCTCGGGATTATTAATTCTATTAGTAGTTGTAATAACACTACATCTATCGAGGTCAATTACTGGTGATAGGAGACTTGATGTTGTTTCAAGTAAGCATTCAATGGTTAGAGATTTGGCGCCAGACAATTTCACAGATTCGTTAACTCCAGATAGAATAATTGATTGTCTATCAAGTAAGTTATTTTCATTGATGATTACTGGTAAGAAATTACCATCATTTACGAATGATGGTTCATTCGTTGGATTACTACTGATAGAAGTACCAGAAACTGTATTAATTCTTCCTGTAATCGAAGTACCATTCACTGTCACTTGGCCAATCATTGGAGTTATTGCTTCATATGGAATGTTTTGAGTAGCATTAGCAGATGTTCCACCACCACGGATACCAACCAGGGATACTGAATTAACTGTCAACTGATAACTATCGAGTGTTGGGTTTGTAATTCCTTCGTGGGTTTTATTAATTTCAGTCAATGGAATGCCATCCAAATTATAACATTCAACCTGATCACCTTCCGTATGTGATGAAGCAACTTCTCCACCAGCAACAGCTCTACCGCCACTGCTCTTAAGAGTGATAGTTAATCCATCCACAGAGATATCGGTGTATGCCATAATCTCACCATTGATCATAATGTAACCTGGATTATCATTACTAATTGGCAATCCATTGATAGTTGTATGGAAGGCCGATGCATCTGTTACTGGAATTGAAACATCCTCAGCAGTAATTGAAGATCTTAAGATTGTTGGGGAAATTTCAGAAACAACATCCGAAATAGTAACATGATTTGTTGGATCATGCATACCATGGTTATTGTGATATACAGTAATTTTCTTTTCTGAGGATGAATATACTGGTGATGTTAAGATATAAGCATTCTTGGTATCACCAGAGTATACTGGATTTGCTGGTGTGCTTAGAATTACGCTATCTACTGTTGGACTTGATTGACGAAGAACTTCTCCAACCTCAAATTCATCAGAGACATAATTTAACTGTAACTGACCTGTTGCTAAGTTCCAAGCAGTAATAGTAGCCGTAGCACCAGAAGTTTGACCAGTAACAGTCTTACCAACGGTATAGTTTCCAGTCAAGACACCACCCTGAGTAGAAACATACAGGGTTGCAGTTGACTGACTACTTACTAGAGGATAAGTTACAACATCACCAATCAATGCACCTTCATTGAATTGACCTTCAATATCGGTAACTACAATCTTATTTGGTGATGATGTAGTATCCATTTCAATGACAGTACCAGATGCATTAGTAGTCTTCTGGTAGATTCTAGCACCTAAAGTAAATACTGGAGTGTCATCTTGTAGTGTTAAAGATAGGTTTGCTCTTCTGGTTTCGATGGGGTTCTCTCTTAATGAGATAATACCACCGTTACCACGACCTAACTCCGAGTTATTCAGAGTTAATTTACCAGGAGAGGTGCTAAACTCTGCTCTGTAGATGGTGAACTTCAAGTCTTGTAACTGGTTTGGTGACCATGTAGAAGCATTCTGCGACTTGAATAGAACACCAGCATAAGGTTGTGCGGAGATTGTTCTATCACCAGTAATGTCAACTCTACCCATCTCTGAGATCCAAACGGTATATTCGTTTGAGTCTGAGAAGATAACCAAGCAATATTCATCAGTATCATTTACATATACTGGAGCTGGGAATGTGAATCTAGTTGGAATCGATGCATTCTCTGAAATTTCTACATCCTCTGGATACACAGTAACAGTTGATAGTGGTAGAATTTTTGGAGTTGGAATACCATTTTCCATCAGTCTTAACTGAGCACTAACTGGAATATTTGTATCCTTGCTATTGAAGAATACATCTGCTCCAGTCAAGAATACACCACCTCTTTCCTGCACAATGAATGATTGTGCAAGAGGGTCCCAATAACCAATCTGAACGGTTTCTTGGGTAGTTCTTGAAGTTGTCCTCTGCTCAAATAGTTGATCCGTAACAATCTCAGCATTTCTGATAGAAAGAATAGTTTCCTGTGTGGTCTCAATAACTCCAGATGCAGTATAGTTTGTTTGTGCATTTGAGATACTTGTACCACCAGGAACTCCAACCTGGTTAGTTGAACTGTTTGATAGAGCAAAAGTTCTCGTTCCAGTAGCCCATCTTGGGTTTGATGTATTTGCTGGTCTTGGAATAAAGAATGTTCCCTTTACAGTTCCTTTTCTGTCGGTTACAATTCTTCTATCTCTTACGATTGCTCTAGCACCAGAACTACTACCAACTAGAATGCAACCAATTTCAATATTACCATAATAGGTTCCATTTGCCTGAGATGCTAAAGCATCAGTATCAATGTTTACATATGGTGTAGTTGATGAATAAGTTTCTGGTAATTCTGTATCGGTATAAGAATTATACCTCAATCCGTTATTTGGTGCCAGTACTCTTGCTCTGAAAATAGGATCTCTTGTTGTATAAACTGCACCACCATCCGCGTTTCTTGATGTAATTCTATAACCAATAATATCTTCTCCGATTACAAATGGAGTATTGGTAGTTGCAAAGTCTTCATCAGGATCCTTAATTAATTCGATTAGTTTTGGAGTTACATACTGAGAAATTGAAACATTATCAAAGAATCCATAGAATTGTGCAGAAGGCTTCAATCTTTCAGCAACAAATGAAACGTTTCTTGATCTAATCCAAGGAACATTTGTTCTTGAGATGACTCTAGATCCAAGACTTCTCTGTTCAAATCTAGTAACAAGTCTCTGTTGAGTACCAGTTCTTCTCTCAACAATACCTGTTGTCGTAGTGGTTCTAGTTCCATATACAGGAATCCATCTACCGAGAGGACCAAGCCATCCTTGCCACTGACCACCAGAAGTGGTAGTTGTAGCACCAGACCAGTCTTCTTGCCATGAGTTCCAAACCTGTGGACCAAGACCTGTATTTGGATCTGCTCCAATTCTCTCTGCCTGAGCAGCGTAGTTTCCTTCGATTTGCTGTACCTGTGCTGGTGCAACAATAGTGTCTACCCAGTCATCCGAAGCAGGATTCAATTCAATTGATCCAATGAAGGCAAAAACGTTGAATGGATTTACATTTTCAACTTGAGATGCATATGGTTGCTGAATTAACACTACATCGGTATACGGGAGAGTTACAACTCTATTGTTTACTGCAATATTTCCCGAAGTGGCAACATTAATTGCCATAGAAACATTAGTTGTATAGTGGGAAGGTCTTAGAACTTTATTGGAGAAGTCAAGTGATGCGTTATAGTCAGGATCAGTTAATTCGGCAACGTTTTGATTTTCGAATGAATCAACAACGTATCCATTCTTAAATTTATCGTTTCCAAATTCATCTTTAATATTGAGCATATTTGTGTCTTGCTCAAGAAGAGTCAATGCACTGTAGTATTCAATATTTTGTACTCTCTTATCAAGTAGAGCCACATCCTTCATTGTATATCGCTTAATGTTTTCTGCAAACACTAATGCATCAACACTAGGATCAAAACCATAGGCTTCGTGTCCAATGACGGCGAGAAGCATGGAGTTTTCGACTGGAGGTGGTGGTACTGGTTGTTCTGAAGGTGTACCTAAGGACACGAAGAAATTACCCAACATATCGCATGATAAAGTATCGATTCTCTTTAGATAATAACAGTAGTCGCATCTAAAGTCTGAGTTGACTTTTGGGATATCTGTGATAGTTGCACTATCATCAAATACTCTACTAGAGAAGTCTAGTGAAGAACACTGAATATAGAATGGATTGGCAACGTTTCCGCCTCCAGATGCTAAGTTCTTAACACCTGGTCTGAAATCCAGAACATCTCTAAGTTGCTTTCTGGTGTTTAGGGTAGTACCAGATCCTGCTCTATTGACATAAGCTGGAATATCCGCGTAATCAATACCAACATAAGAATCGATATTGAAATAGTCTCCAGTCAATTCATGTCCAAAATAGTCACCAACAATCTTTAGTTTTCTGATCGGAGACGAAGAACCTTTAGTTCTGCGAATATATGAAATTCCATACTGGAATGGTGTTTGCCCATCAACCAATTCGAAAGATGATGTGATATTTTTACTGCCCAATTCTACAGATCCATCAGCATCACTAACAAGTGCTTGAATTGCAGTACCTTGAGAATTGGTTCCAGTGATTACTTCATTTTGAATAAATGAAGACGATGTTTGATATACTAACGATAGTTTTAGTGTTGTTGGGTTAAAGTCGATGACCATACCCTTAGCACCAGAAGTTCTTCCAGTGATAATAGTACCAACAGCAAAGAATGCAGATTCAACCAAAGTTACTGATGGTAAGATAGCTTCATTATCATCATATGACTCATAAATTGCATGGATTCTATAAGCGTCTTTTACACCCAATGAGATCTCGTTATCTTCAATTCTTGTTCCATACAGATTGGAGTATGCGAGACCAAAAGGAATTTGATCACTTTGTTTGGAAGTTCTATTAACTTTCCAGACAGTCATTTTATTCGCATTCTTAATTTTTTCAATAACTACGTTTCTGGAAATAGTTGCGTAGATTCGGATTGAAGTAATCCCAACAAGATTTGATACAGTTAGAGTTGTTCTTGGTGTACCAGTAGTATTGAAGGTTGCATATGCAGCATTTCCTGGTACATCATCTTGGATAACAACAACATCTCCTACAGCATAAGTACTTCCACCACTAATTCCAGTAACAACCATCAAGTAGTTATCTGTATCAATAGCCGAGAACTGTTCATTTTCCGACAAGGAGATAGAGAAACTGCTGCTTGTTACTTGAGATTCATAAGTCCTCTTAATGGACATACTTTCATCGGAGATGCTTCGGATTGCGGCCTTTGGCATTTCCGTAAACAAATCACCATTATTAGTTCCATTTAATTGTGGTCTAAATCTAACGATAGTTTGGAATTGCTGTCCGTTAGTTGGAGTAAATCCTGCGGAAGGTGTTACTGTAATCTCTTGGGTCGTATAGTTAAATACTGTACTAAAGTTTAAGTTTGCTGGTACGGCCGCAACAGTGAAGTATTGTGTAGGACTTACATATAGTCTATCGCCAGATCTTACTTCTGCTGCAATATTGCTGTTAAATCCTGTTAGTTTTGTACCAGATGTGGAATAAGTGAAGTAGTTGCCAGATAGGGGAATTTGATCATCAAGAACAGAATCGCAAGTAAATACTGTTGTCGTATTGGTGCTATTCTTACCAACTAATTGTCTCACATCCGAAAGTTGATAGTCATATGGTGCAATAGAAACAGTTCCAACGTCTCTACCATCGACCTGAATTACTTCATTTGCTCTAAAGATACCTTGAACATTCGTGAGGGTTAGTGTTTGTCCAGTGAATGAGCTTGCACCTGGATCAACTCGAAGTAGTCCTCTTGCACCGCTAATCTTACCAACAATCATAGAACCAGCATCGATTGTTGTTGATGAAGTTAGTCTTAATTTTGTATGAAGAGTTACATCAAATAAGTATAGTTCGTACTGATCATCATCAGTACCAGAAATTCCATCCCCACCAGAAGAGTCTTGTTGGAAATTCATCACTCTCGCAGTACCAATTACATTTCCAGTTCCTGTACCCTGAACAGACGTGTATGCATCTCTAAATTCAATAATTTGATAAGATGAACTTACATCTGGACCCGAGATAACTGGTTGACCCCAAACATTAGTTACCTTAACATAATTACCAATTTCAAATGGGATAATATTGTTTTGGAAGCACGAAAACTGTCTTGATTTTGGAATATCAATATAAGTTGGTTGAGTTGTCTCTACTGGATAACCTTTAAGGTATACTTTACCTGGAGATACTTCAACCGAGTATAAAGATTTACCATAGTCAACCCCAGATAGTGTTGTATTTAATCCAAGATAACCAGAAGCACTTCCAGTTGTTGAATCCAATAAAACACCACTACCAGGAACTCCTGTTGGTCCATGAGTTACTTCATTTACTGCAAATACACCATTATTAAAACCATCGTTATAACACTCTCTAACTCTAATATCAAATGGTTTGATCATGAAATCACCAGCTTGATCATAGACTCTTCTGGCGAGTTCTTTCTCAATTTCATTATATGCAGTTCTTTCTACAAACTTCTGAACTTTACCATTTACAACTCTTAAAAGTTCAATGAAGTTTTTATCTGATGTATCCTCAATTGGTTTTTTGATGAGGGTTGTTTTAATCCTAAATCTATGAGCACCAGGAGCAGCATAATTAGATGACCCTGCGGCATTATCATTTAGAGATGGGTCATCTTCTGAAGTGATGATTGATTCTGAGATTTCAAGACCAACTCTATATGATGGATTTTGTGCATATTGCTCAAGAATAACATACTGATATGAAACATCAATAAAATAACCACGAATGAAGTATACACCACTGTTTATATATGCTGTAGATGCAGTAGTAGTAGCATTATTTGGTAGTAACTGAGCAAATGGACTTCCAATCTCCAATAGATTTTGTCCATAAGTCAATTCCTTATTAATAATTAACTGTTCATTATTTTGGAATTTAATAATGTCTCTATTAACACCACCAGATTCGATGTATTTTACGTAAATTGTAATGAATCCTAATTCCGATTCAGTTGATGAGATAGTATAGATTACCTTGGCCTTTACGCCACTGCTAAGACCAGTGATAATCGCTCCATCCAATTGAGAACGATATTCCTCAACGTTAGTTCCTAAGAAACTCGACTGTACTAATATACCATCAACGTTGTTGTCAAATCCAACCTGGCCTGGAATAACCATGGAACCATCTTTGAAAAAATGGTTTCCCATACTTTCAATCTGATTCTGCAAAACAGATTGTAAGGTAGTAAGTTCTCTAGCTTGAATTGGAAATCCTGGTCTGAATAGAACTTTATAAAAGTTCTTATCCTTATCGAAATCATCATAATAAGGAGTTACGTTCAGGTTGGTATTTTGTGGCATCTTTTTTACTACCTATTAGAATTCGATTACAATTTTGATATCTTCGATCTGATCGTTCGCACGAGAGATCGGTCTTCTATTATCTATATAGATGACTTGTCCAGAGTTCTTTTCAATCTCTGAGAACGCATATCCAGAGGTGAATCTCATACCCAAATCATATTCTGTATTATTAATGGTTCTTGTTGAAGAACCTGGTACTGAAGGGAAAGCGACATCTGGTTCACCAGAAGATCCTGAAGAAGCACCAGTAATAACATTACTTCCTGCAAACTCATTTAGTGATCCTGTAATTTCTGGATAGATACCATCAATTTGGTTCTGATAATACTTTAGAACTTTTGTTGTGGAATTCCATGAAATGACTCTTCCTCTTGAAGTAATAGTTCCCCCACCAACAATTCTTGTTTGCGAAATAATTTCATCAACAAAGAATGTACCTTGGAAGGTTGGTGGGAAAATAACTGCTCTAGTACCACTTAGGGTTAGGTCGGAAGCCAGTTCTGCGGTGTTAAATTTAAATGGATTTAGGAGAAGACCAATTCTACGATAGTCGTTGTCTGTTGGGAAATCTCCAGATCCTTCCGAATACTGCAGTTTGGCATTTACCATTACGCGATATCCACCAAGTTCAAATGCTGGATCGTAACCATGACCACCTTGAGGAGGAATAATTACGTCAATTTGTCCACCAGTTCCAGTACCAATACCATTAATTTGATCAACAACAATCTTACCAAAGGTATAAGCAGTACCACCAGAAGTTACTGTGGCATTGACAATTTTACCGCCATCAACAATAATCGTAACCCTTCCTCCTGTACCATCTCCATTAATCGGAACATTATCGTAAGTACCGTTATTGTATCCAGCTCCAGATGATTGAATTACAACAGTATCAATTTCACCATCAGAAGCATTAGACTTAATTGCGGAATCTACTAGTACGGGAATATAATCGGATGAGAAAAACTTTAGAACCTGTGCGACAGGAATAGTGTACATGTACTTCCAACGGTAACCATCTGAGGTAGTGATGATAGAAGTGGAAGTACCAGTAGGTTCGATGGTTGATGGTTTTCCATTTGGGTCAGATGGAGAAGTGCCATTATAGATACACTTATAAACTTGGTAAGATGAATTGACTACGTAGAAATCAGCATCATATAAACGTGTGGAACCAGACGCTGCAGTTTTTGTTGGTGAATAGTCATGACGATACATGTCGTAAATGTAACCCAATCCACCAGTGGTCTTTTCTGGTGGAATCCAATCAATTCTTCTTACGACCTGGGTAGTATCATTAGCAAGAACTCTTTTCAGAGAAATTAGATCATCATATAAATCGCTATACTGAGCAAAACTATCGATAGCTTGCGGAGGATTATTTTCATCTTCCCAAGATTGTGGTCTACCGATGAATACATAAAGTCTATCTCTATTTGTACCAGCAGCTAAGTCTGTTGCCTCTGGATCTGGACCTTCCAAAGATTTGATAAACTTTGCCGCTGCATAAATTCTAAATTGATCTGTTAGCAGTGCAGCCATGAGTTCTTTCCGAAGTTTTTACTTACCTATTATATTTAGTGATTATTCTTCATTCCTTAATGATGTTGAATAATTAATGGACTTAATTTTCCATATTCCGCCATTTTGTCCACTAATTCTTTCACCACCTAAAATTGCTTCAGCAACAGCACCAGATCCACCTCCACCAGAGAAAGTTACATTTGGTTTGCTCGTATAACCATATCCACCATTATCCACTGCAATAGAAGTAACTTGGTCGGCAGTAATTGTTGCTATTGCAGTTGCTTGGAACGTTCCCGTATCAGCAATGGTAACAATTGGTTCGGAAGTGTAGTTCTGTCCAACTTCATTAATTCTAATTTCGACTACAGTACTATCCATTGAGAACTTATATAAAATTCCATCGTCAGGATTTCCAGTATCATATGGAACTATATTAGATACAATTAAAGTGGCAGTATCTGGATCCCAAGATTCAACTGTTGCTTGAACTAACGAATTGACGCCAGTAACAACTTCACCAGGAACAAATCCAGTTCCATTATAATATGAAGGATTTGAAGTGTCCAAAATAATTACCAATTTTGCAAAATGATCAACACCTTCATCAAGTTGTCCAGCATCTGTAATACCAGCAATCTTGAATGGTTGACTAGAATCTTTAATTTGATCCCCATTAACAAATAGTGTAGTGTTTTGACCTCCGACAGTTTCTTCAATACCATATAAGGTAGATGGAATGCCACCATCAAGTAATGTTTGATTTTCGAATGCAGTTCCACTATTGATCAAATCTGGAAGTCCGTCACCTTGGCCATCAAACTCGGCAATATCCTCAAATGCAAATCCAGTCATTGATGAAAGGGGAGTTGTCAACATATAAATGATTCCAAACTCATCATCCACCAAATTGTGCGGTAAATCTCCGCTACCAGTAGAATCGGATACTCCAGCATCAAATCTAACGTTTGTCTTTTCACCTGGAGTTCCAGCATCAATAAATGCTAATTCATCTACTTGGAATACTACGAATAGTTCTTTTGTTTCTGGTCTCCAATCATATACAACAGCAATTTTATTATTAGCAGATTCTGTCAATCTTACAATTCTATCGCCAACGTTAAATTCATATGCTGTATTTCCATCGTCATCATCTTGAAGTGTGTCTAAAACAATTCTTTGATCATATCTGAAGTTTAGTCCCCTAGTACAACCAGTAAGTCTATTTGCATCTTTACCAGTATATCTAATTAGTTCCTTTTCTAGTAGAACAAGTCCACTTCCAGGGAAAGGATCTGTGGTATTTAAATAAATTGATGAATCATCTCTAGCAGCATCTTTTGTTAAACCTGCAATATTGTAGTATATTAAGTTGTAAGATTGTCTATTTCTGGATATTCTCTTTACTTTTACGTTTCTAGTGAAAATGACTTTGGGTTCTGTAATATATCCTTTACCTTGATCTAAAATTTCAATATCTACAATTTCACCTTGATTCACAATTGCCCTAGCCTTGGCACCCTGGCCACCTCCACCAACCAATAATACATAAGGAGATTTTAAATAAAATTGACCAGGATTACTGATTGAAACGTCTAAATCTACAATACCTCTAGTATCAATATCAACAACCCCAGAGGCACCCTGGCCACCCCCACCATTGATAGTAATGAATGGCGGAGTTTCATAGTTTCTTCCTGAATTTAATAAGACTAAACTTGTAACTGCTTTTGATGTTGCTCTGATAGAAGCTCCAATTCCTTCACCTCCAACTACTTGAGCATCAACATCATAGTATTGGTTGTCACCAGAATTTGTTACTTTAATATAATCAATTTCTCCAGACCCATCTTCTTTTAATATTGCTTCGGCTGACAAATTTTTTGTTGGTAAGTTCTCTGGTTCAACATCACTTGGGACTTGTGGAGTAAATACAACCCTCAATGGATCATACCCTTCACCTGGGTCGATTATTTTTACAGCCACAATTCTTCCATTATTGATTACTGGTTGTAATCTAGCATCTCGTAATGGATTGCCACAATTTTTTACTTGGAGTTTTGGGGGATTTGATTGAGAATATCCAGATCCACCATTAATAACTACAACAGAATCTACACCAAGTTTTACGGGATCAAAACGTGGTTGAATGATAGCTCCAGATCCAGGTACTAATGCCATTATCTTCTACCTCTTATTCTTGGATAAACTACTCCTGTTTGTGGTCGTCTTTTGAAATTGCATTTTGGTGTAGTGACACCATCCAAAGGACGTTCTTTGACATAATATAAAAATATATTATTGTCACTTGCCGATAGGGAATCATATGGACTTTGAGTTGGTGGAACAGAACCCGCATTTACCCAATCCACATTAGGTTCTTGATTGAATAGTTGATTTTGCTTTACTGCATATTGACTAATATATGTAATTGCATCTGCTTGAGTCATATCTGGTTCTTGTTCTGCTAAACATGCCAGAATACCAGTGACCTGTGGGGATGCCATACTAGTTCCACTAATAGATCCAAGATAATATGAACCATTTCTTTGATCATTAACTATACTAATTCCAAATTCAGATGCTGCTGAAGAATTGTATACACTTGATATAATATTTGTTCCAGGAGCCCATACATCCACTCTAGATCCCCAATTACTGTAATTTGCTTTTTTCTCTACATGCTCGGACCCAATAGAACCTACACAAATAACATTATTTGCAGCTCCTGGAGAAGATCCTTGTGCATGATAGTAATCAGTACCACCAATAGTGATATAATTATTGAAGTCTGCATCTCCAGCATCTTTGCAAATTTGCCAATATGAATTACCTGCAGAAGAAACAACAATTACACCATCATTAATTGCATCTTGAATATCAGCATCCAATGCAGCAACTCTGACTGGCATTCTGTATAGATATGTTCCAAATGGAACTGGTACACCTCTTGTCTCTAGAGCAATCTTTTTATCTGCTGTATTTAATGTAGATATATCAGTAGTTACTCCTCTGTATGTTACCGAAGTAATATTTGCTAGTCCAATATTTCCATATGAATATCCCCAACTATGATTTGTTACAGTTGGATTTCTTCTACCTGTTTCTGGATTAATTGGTTTATTTCTATGAAATGCCCTTAAGTAATCAAATAAAATTAGATCCCATTCAGCTACGGGACTATTTGAGTAATTGAATTCTATTGTATAAACATTTGCATCTCTTGCCCATCCTTGGGTATTACCCACAGCAGTTCCAGCTACGTGAGTTCCGTGATTGCTGGAAACGGTGGAGTAATCATAAGATCCACTTACGACAGCACCAGTATAATCATTATATTCATACCAATCTATAGTATTTACTCTTCCCCCACCAGATCCATCTGGATTTACTGCAAACTCAGGATGATTTGGATTTACATGTGCATCAACAATCACAACATCAACATTCTTGCCAGAGCTTGTTGTTTTGATATTTAAACTTGTTTTTTGTGTCTCGGATCCTCCATTAGTACCCCATCCAGAAATTTGGAAACCATTAATGCATCTAAGTAGTCCCCAATTTTTGTCTGCTTGATCTACAGTCGAAGATTTTTCAAAATTACCAGTTTGGTCCCAAAAAAGAACAGGTTCGATACCTCTTTCTTTTGGAAGCAATTCCACAGCAAGAACTCTAGGATCATTTCTCACTTCTTCTGCCTCTTCATCAGTAAGCATGTAGTGTGTATTTCTGGAAATATCTCTCCTCAATGCACATTCCACCATCCTATTTGGTATGTACAAATTTCCTCCTGGAGTTTCCATGTCATCATAGAATTCCTCCAATTGCTCGTATTCCTTTAGAGTTACTACGTATTCTCTTTCCATATCAGAGTTCTAATTGAAGAAGGGTTAACGTTACTGTAATCGCAGCTGGTCCTCCAGACTTATTTACAACTTTTAGGTATATATTACTGGATGCTGGATCATCATTGTTCCATCCAATAGTTCCTGGAGTTAGCATTACTGTCTCGGCCCCAGTTGTAATAACTTCAGCGATAATTCCAGAACCAGGAGCAGGATCCGTAGTTTCTTGTCTAGAAGTATCATTTGATCTAGCATTCACATCTGTGTAAATAGTAACCCATGCAGATTCCGAAGTCTCTACTTTATATAATGCATAAGTTTTAAATCCATTAATCGTTAAATTTGCAGAAAAATTATTATTAATGGATGTTGTTGTTCCACTCGCAGTTGTTCTAGAAGGCGCTAGTGAATCTGGTTTATTTGTCAAATCATCATAGTCACCAGTTGTTGCTACAGTAGATAGTGTTGGTGTATTAGATAAATCTGTATAACTACCTGAGGTTGCTACTGTAGATAATGTAGGTTTGTTTAAAATCTGTGCAGTTCCACTAGTGGCATTCCAGTCACTTTGTACTTGAGATGTCAAATACACACTAAGATCTGGTTTATTTGTCAAATCATCATAGTCACCACTAGTAGCAACAGTAGATAACGAAGGAGCATTATATAAATCGGAATAATTTAAAGCGGTATTTACCCAAGCAGTACCGTTAAATCTAATTACATTACCAACTGCTGCCGAAGTGATTGTAACGTCAGTCAGATTGTCTAATGATGTTACAATGGATTCTTGTACTGCTTGATTGATCCATCCAGTACCATTCCAACGTAATGCATCTCCAATCGAAGGGCCCGAAACCAAAACGTCAGATAGTGTTGATACAGTAGTTGGAATTCCTGGTTTATTTTGAATGTATGATGCAGAATTGATATCGGATTCGATCCAATTTGATTGGACTTGTGGATCTGGGATTGTTGGTCTATTTAACAGATCATTATAATTTAAACTGGAAGGTACAAATTCTTGACCATTAGATCTTAAAGTCATCCCTTCGGCAAAAGCACCAGTAATACTAATTTGCAAATCAGTACCATTACCTAGTTTATTATACACTTCATTGAAGTTTGAATTAACTTTTTGAGCACCAGTTCGCAGGGTATCACCTGTTCCATCATTTGCCTGCGAACCAACACCAATGCTTTGTCTAGCCATTTCGTTTTAAAAAACTCCTTCTCAAGTTTATTTATGCCTGGTCGAACGTAATATCTTCCGTATCGAAAGATGTACCAGTGGAGTCGAAGATAAGTAGTGCGGGAGTATCAGATACATCATTAACAATTTCAATCTCTGGATACTTGTATCCACCTCCTCGATCAACGACATCAACTCTAGAAACACCGACTAGAGCCTTAACTTGCCCATCAAAACCAGTTGTGGAGTCAATGGATACGGACGGTCTCGAAGTATAACCGTTACCTGATGAGGTTACTGACAACTCAGTAATTCTTCCCTTGATCAAGGATACAAGAGCAGATGCATTTCTACCAAAAACAGATCCAGTGTAGTCAAATGTTACTAGAGAGTTTGAAGATTCAATAATAGCAACTGTTCTATCCTGATCTTCACCTTCAAGTAAAAGTTGATCTCCCGCTTCAATTGGTGGGATAACTTCAGAAGCAATAACGTCAGCGTCAGAACCAATATATGAGAATGCAACAAAACTAGAACCTGCTCTTGGAATCTCAGCAAAAATTACACGAGAACCAACAAGTTCAAACGCAACTCCAGGTTCTTGAATGATACCATTTAGTGAAATAATAATATTATTTTCTGGTTTAATATTTGATGCTTCCGAACCAGAAGTAACTGTTAGTGAGTAGAAAACTTCATCTAGTTTCAAGTTGAAACTATTTCTCAGAGAATCAAATTCAAATCCAATATCATCTAGTTGTCTCAATTTGCCAATATAAACGGCGTGGAAAGAAGCTCCTAGTTCTGGTGGTTCGGTGAACTGAATAACATCACTAAACGCAGAATACGAAGTTGTTGGTGGTTGTAGAACGCCATTCAAGAATACCAACATATGACCATCTGGGTTTGGTAGATATGCGGTTCCATTATTGATAGTTAGATCAAAAGTATCTTGTACACCATCAAATCCTCTAAAACTTCTTGACACTCTTCCAATAATAGATTTTGTATCTGTAATCAGAGACTTGTAACCGAATCTTCCCAACAGTTGTGCGTATGGATTAAAAGTACCTTTTACAGAACTTAAATAAATTCTATAGCCTTCACCAACCTGATCAATTTTTTCAATAAATCCATAAGCCTCAGATGTTATTTCTTGTGCAGAAGTAACAGTTGCAATACCAATTGGGAAGTTATTTCCAGGTTCATAACAATTTACTGTAGATCCATTTGTAAAGAAGTCTTGTTCTAAGTTACCGACATAAATCTCTGCAGTTGTAGGCGCCTCAGGATCATTTGGAATAAATGCAACAATAGTGCCAATTGTTGTTAACAATGCCGAATCTTGAAGTTGATTTCCCAAAGGAAAACTTACAACAGCTGGATCACTCAATACAACTTCTAGTTTATAGATTTTTTTAGTTAGTACTAGATCACCAAGACCAACTTGTGTTCCCAAGTTATATTTCACATCAATATAAACATCACTAGTGTTTGAATAAATGACATTCGAAACATTAAAGTTTCCAAAATAAGACTCCGTTTCCAGGGTCAATTTGGAACCAGTGTTATCTAAAACTGGAGCACTTACATTAGAATAATTAGAAATTGTAAATTCTGTACTAGAACCAAATTCTCTAATCTTATCTCCATTGCTAAATTGACCAATTAGTTTTGAAATCTGTACTTTATCTGTTACAGAAACTACCGTTGCCGTGTAACCTTCACCATTAATTAGAATATCACCTGGGGTGAAAGAACCAGAGTTTACATCAACATCAATATAATTAAAGTTTTCTGAGTATGAGTATGAATACACTATACCATTATTTGTTGCTGAACCTTGAACGGTTACTGTGTCATTCTCAATGAATCTCTCTAGTGGAAGAGTGAAGTTAATTCTTACTCTCTTCAAAGTCTTCTTAATAGTAGCTCTATTTGTAAAGATAGATTCTATTTCTCCTTTGATACCTGAAGTTTGTCCATAGATATAATCACCAGCACTTAGTCTACCGCTAATTCCAGTAATATCAATTCTGGATGGATACACTCTAGATGGAATTGTGATTGCATTATATTCAATAATTTCATTTGCTTCAATATAGTTTGAATTATTAAGAGTTCCTAATAGAATTGACATCCTATCATCTAGGAAGGTATCAATTGTAGTTAGATGATCGGCAGTTAGAGCGATATTATTATCAGAGTATGCATAAAATGAAACATTTGGTGAAGGTGAAGTTAAGTTCTCTCTAATAGCAGACTTCATGAAAGTTTTTAATAGTGTATATGCATATAGAGTCTGAACCAGTTCACCCTGTAAGGAGATTAAAGTTCCCGTTGCAGCATCAATATAGGACTGTGTTGCAAAAAGGATTGCGGAGTTGCCATTTGTTAGTAAGTCATATACAATTGCATCTACAATATATCCAATGTCTCTCTTGCATTTTGTTCTGTATGTTGGCAATTCGGTAGAGTTTGCCCCACCAAAATTAAATCCAGGATACTGTGCAGTTACTGCTCCAGCAATCTCCTCCTTGAAATACTCTTTGTTGAATAGGATCAACTTAGCAGCATCTCTATATAAGTTATTTGATGTACTATCAGTTGTTCTTGTAATCCCAGTTAAATTGCCATTTTGCACTGCTTGAGTTACAATTGCAATCAATGTCGTAATTGTAGATGCTACATTTGCACAAGAAGATGCACTTGTATTGGAACCAGTTATAGGATCGGCAACAATTGTCAGATCTTTAACTTGAGTTCTTGATGAATATCCGCCAATCGCAATAGTCTGATTACGCATGACCTCAATTGCCAGATCTCTTGCCTGATTAAATGCATAGATAGATTCTGTTTGCTCCCCATTCAACAATCCTGAATTTGTAATATAAATCTGCGCTGCATCATATACTTTATGATTTCCACCAAATCTCAAGTTAAAGCAAAGAGTATCAAGAATATCGACAATATCATCTTTACAATTTTGATTGCCATTTGGTACAGTAAATCCAGGGAAGGCAGCAAGCATTCTGCCAACTGCAACATCAGCAATTAGAAGTTTATTGGACTCGATAAGATTGGCCGCATCGTAATGTCTACCCGAGAGAATATATTGATCTCTTTCTGGTAATAGAATAGCAATAGCTTTTGTGAATAAAGTGTCAATTGCAGACTTTACTCTTGCACAGTTTGTACCATAAGTACCATCATCTTCTGTGATCGATTCATCAAAATACATATTTGCCACATTACCAAATTGTGGTGAATAGACAGTAGAAGTACCCGTTATTACCCAATTATCAATTGCATATTGGCAAAGAATATTTACTTGCTCAAATGCATAGATTGTTGGTAGAAGTTCATCTTTAACATGGAGAACGTCATTAACATCAATATAATATGTCATTGCATCAATTATATTTGAGTCGCCTCCACTCATTAAGTCTGCAATAATCGATGGGATGATATAATCTGCAATATCTCTGGTACACTTGGTTACACCATTATTTCCACCTGGATATTCGAAGGCCTTATACTCAGTTCCATTCAAGTAATATGTGAAATAGTTAGTTGTTTTACCTACCGCTTCATCTGCAATAAAGTCTCTATTAAACCAAAGAGCATTTGATGCATCCTTATACACATCTCCAGTAGTAGTAATTACCTCATTGATTAAAGACCATAAAGTATCAATTTTTGACACTACATCTGCACAATATACTCCGTTTACTGGTGATGGATCAATGGTAATGTCTAGAGGTAATACTGGAATTTCATTGGTATATTCTGGTGTATTTGATAAAGTACCTTGTACTGCTTCCTGACACAATAGACTCATCTGTTGGTGAGCATATACGCTCTGCAGAATTTGTCTGGATATAAATCTAATACCACCGTTTTCATCTAAGTAAAAACGTCCAGCAGCAAGAGTTTCATAATTTCCACCATACTCCAAATCATCGATGGTAGCATTTAGAAGTAATGATAGGTCGAGTTTACATCTGGAAGTTCCATCAGATCCTCCAGTTTCATCACCTGGGATAATCAAATCTGGATACAAATTCTTCATTCTACCAACAGCTTCTTCAATAATATAAGTGGAATTCAATCTTAGTAAGTTCGCTGCATCTCTAAATCTATGTTGGGTATCGTCAAAGTATTGGAAAGTTGTAATAGTATCGGTCGTAGGATTAATTTGCTCCACATTAAATGGAATCTCCAAATATGCTGAGATTTCTGCAAATACTGTTCCAATATTAGTTCTTGTAATACCAGTTAAATTGCCAGGAGTAGCATCACTTCCAATAGCTTGAGTTACAATACCAAATAATGTAGTTAGTGATGCTGCAACATCGGCACAGTCACCAGGAACATAAACCCCTGCTTCTCCAGACTGATCTCCTTCTACAGTTAGATCAAAATACTGACTGAGAGACGAATATCCGCCAATAGTAATTGATTCATTACGCATGGCCTGAATTGCCATATCTCTTGCTTGGTTGAAAGCATAAACCGATTCATCTCTCTCATCCTGTAGATATGTGTTGTCGATATAGAGTTGACCTACATCATATGCCCTGTGGTTTCCACCATACTTAAGGTTAAAGCAAATTTCATCTAGAACATCAACAATATCATCCTTGCAATTTTGGTTTCCTCCTGGTACAGTAAATCCAGGGTAGGCAGCAAGCATTCTACCGACTGCAACATCTGCAATCAGAAGTTTGTTGGCAAGAATTAGGTCGGATGCATCAGCATTTCTACCAGCAACAATATCATCATTAGATACAAATGATCTATCACATGATAATGTGTCACCAATACTAAACGAACCTGTTTGCTCTCCTAAGAATAGATATTTCAATGCATAACTTACACCAATAACATTGGCAGTATATCCAGATCCATTTGAAACAATATCTCCAGCCTGGAAGTTTCCTCCAGTTAGATTCTTATATGCTAACTTATTAACTTTGACGACCTCACCATTGGCATAATCTCCAGTCGAATTAATGTAGTTAATTTTGATGTTTTGGATAAACTCTTCTTCTACAATACCAGTGCCAGAGTTTACGGTATACTCTGCAGTAATATTATTAATTGTTTCGAACTCTGGAATTCTTCCCTCAATCTTCAAATCGGAATCTGAGATATCTACAATTTCTACACTAGACTTGCTGATGTCATCTAAGATTACGTTTGGATAATCTGGTGAGACAATTCTATTATATAACAATCCGAAGAAAGTACTTGGATCACTAATTGCGATTGATGAAATAGGAGCTCCAGTTTCAGGATCAATATATGGTGAAACCGAAATTACTTTAGCAATAACTTTGGTTTTGGCCGAAACAATAAAATCATTAATTCCAATCGCTAGAAGACCTGCGGGACTATTATAAGTACCAGAAGTCTTACTAATTACAATCTCGTTAGTTACAACGCTATTTGTAATATTTAAATTAATCTCTTCAACTTCTGCTGTTTTTTTGTTTGTATTTGTGATGGATTCTTTGAATTCAAATACATTATCATTTACAAGTAATACTTCAGAATCGAATTGGGCACTAAGTCCAGTAGCAGATCCGAGGAGTAGTTCCCCAGGAGTAAAATTTCCACTCTTGTTAAATACTGTGATTGTTGATGTTGTTGATTCAATCACAGTTGCCGAAACACCACTAATGAGACCTCTAATAGTTTGTCCGAGCTCGGGCAAAATACCACTGACATTACTAATTTGAAGTTCAAAACTTTGCAAGAATTGCAGTGTCAATCTAGCATAACTGATCTTAGTTGGAGCGGGAGGAGCCTCATTAAATACGATACTTCCTTGCTGAACTTGGAAAGATGTTCCAGGAGACTGTGCAACACCATTAATCACTAGTTGTAATTGATTGGTGTTAGCAATTACCGTATTCCCATCAATGGTTAGTGGGAAAGATGTTCTCTCCCCATCAAATAGGTATGCAATATCATCAATTTTCTGCACATATGAAGTTAGAATTTCCTCGGATGATGTTAGTTTTTTGGTTCTGAATAGTACTTGAGTATTATCAAATTCTTTGTAAACTGGTTCTACTAGACCAAAGTTGTCAATGTGAGCAACCACAGAACTTTCGACGAGATTTACGCTCTTCGTTAGTTCAAAATCGACCTTATCGGTGAGACCTTTCTGGTTCTCTTCAATTTGAATTTCACCAAAGATCTTAAATCCTGTTGGGTGAGTATTGTCAATTACTGTGGTCTTCCATTGATCGATAGAAATCGGAGATTTTACATTATAAGAGAACTGTTGGTATAAGTATGAGTCTTGAATTTTCTGTACAATTTCATTTGGTTTGCCGACATCATCTAAGAACTTACCAGGAGTCTTGGTGATTGAATCAACCTCAATAACTCCTTTTGCAGCGTTGATGTTATCAATAGTACCACTTGCTTTTGAGATGACACCATTTACAATTTGACCTACTGAGAATGTTCCTGTTGTGTTAATTAATTTGAGGATTCTTGGTCCAATTTGCCATCCGTCATTATTGGAAACATAACCAATTGCTGATGCAGTTTCTAAACTTTCACCTTGGAATATCTGTTCACCAGATAAGAATCTTCCAGTTTCAACAATGGCCTCTGCTGCGCCACCAAATGAGTTAGTTAATAAAATTTGTCTTCCATTACCAGCATTAGCAAAAGAGATATAGTTGCCAGATTCTGCATCTTGTGGGGTTAATGCAATTCTTAGTTGATCATCTTCCAGACCTGCCAATTCTCCTGCAATTGCATAATAGATCTGACCTGGGATGATATAACCGAATGAGGTTAGTGGGAATGCAGTTCCTTCACCCAAATCCTCTACAGTAAATGTAACCTCAGATCCATTAGTAATTCCATGGGGATATGCCATCTGGAATAGTCCGAGGTCTAAGTTCACAACATAAGTAAAGGATGTCTTTAACTCAACTACAGGAGCAGTACTGTAACCAAATCCAGCATTCTTGATTACAATACCACTAATTCTACCATTTCTAATTTCCGCAATAGCTTCAGCTCCAGATCCACCACCACCTGTGATCACTACCTGAGGAATAGATGTATAACCAGTACCAGGATCTGTAACTTTTATGTTGCTAAGAATACTCGTATTAATTAATTGTAAGTTTACTGGGAATGTAATTTCTGGTCTTAATGTATAATCATGTGTATAATTAAAACCAAAGTTATTATTCTTCAGTTTCTTAATCTTACCTACATTTTCTCCTTTCACAAAGATAGAAGATCCAGTTCCTTTTGGTGGAATGATGACATCTAAAACAGCACCAGAACCACTCAATTGTGGACCCAGAATACCATCAATAGCGTCAACATCAATATATGCTTCAGTATATCCTTTACCAGGATCTGTTACAGCGACTTCAATGATTTGTCCTGCAGGATCACTATTCTCATCTACAATAATTCTGACTTTTCCACCAGCACCATCACCTAAAATAGGTACACCAAAATATTCACCTGGTTGATATTCTGTTCCAGGGCTTCTAATTTCAACTCTTTCGATTTTTCTTACTGATTGAATGTCAGTAATCACAGGTAGTTTCTTATAGAAACCTCCACCATTAACAAGTCTAATATTTGCAATAGATCCAGCAACTTTAGACGATTGGGTTGAATATGATGATAGTGAAGATTGTGCGTTCTTTTCTGGATCAATACCAATCTTAAATTTAAACTTATTATCTCCAACTGTTACTGTACCACCAGAAGTTTCGATAATTTCAAATTTACCGATGTATGGACTCTTTACAACGTCAATATACGAGAAGTTCGAAACAGGGCTCTTTGGACCAATTCTAGATGGGTCTGCATAGTAACTGATATTTGAGACATCATCAGTGACCTTGAATGAAATGAATGGAGATGCTCCTGGTGCATCTCTACCAGGAATACCCTTTCTAACAATATTCTTGAATGTATATTCAATCTTATTTAAATTATCTCTATAGAATGATAGATAGTAACCTTCATTCGATACGTGAGTAACATCAAAAGTATACTGCTGTCCATAAATGAACTTAAACACAGGATGCTTAACATAGACATATAGTTGAGTACCACTTCCAATAAACGATCCTGGGACGCTATCAATTTCGAAAATGAATTCTTTCTTGCTTAAAATTTCTTTGATGTAGAAAGATCCATCGGCATATGAATATTGTGGAGCAGTTTCTGTATAAATGTTTTCTCCAACGGATAGATAGTGCGAAGTTGTAGATCTTGCAAAGATTCTGTTCGTGTTTGAAATTAAATCAATTTGAAGAGTCTTTGTTAAATTGACAATTAGTGTAATTTGTGTTACGGATGCTAGTCCAGAAATAGTTACAGATCTTCTATCTGCTGAGAAACTAAAATACTCTGGTCCAAGAGAAACTACAGATCCTCTGGCATAAGAAGCTCCAGTGATTATTTCATCAATTCTGATTAGATAATCTTCATCGGAGTAAGTTTTAAATGTTGCTTCCACCTCAGCGGGAATTGAGATGCCAAAAGTTCCTGGGCTAGAAGCATCAATATATGCAAATGTGTAATCTTCAATTTCATTAATCTTGAGATCGGAACTTTCTAAATAACCACTATTTGTGGAGAAAGTTCCAGAGACATCGGTAACATATAAAAGATCGTTAGATGTGTCGATATCGACAATTCTTGCAGAACCAACTGTTGAACCAATAGAATTTTTCTGATTGATTCTAGTACCAATATCAAAATTGAAATCCTGATTGATTTCTAGGACTCTAACATTATCAAACTTATCAATTACAAAATGCCTAAAGAAGTATTTACCATACGCACTAGTTTCAAATACGGCCTTTCTTCCTCCAGGGGAGGGAATTGTTGCAGTTCTACTGCTCCATACATCAGCATATGATGATGGTAAATGATAGTCTTGTGTTAGGTATGAAGTAGTATCGTTCATATCTAACACTTGTAGACCATCTGGGCCCAAAGCATATGTTTCAACTAGAAGTTCTAGTTGATTATCACTAATTGACGATGTAGTTCTTGTAGTAATAATACCATTATTTGTTAAGGTGATATCACCCATTCTTTCTGCATCTGCATTCTTATCGAACTTCATTAAGTAACCAACTTCTGTTCCATAATCGTATCCAGAGAATGCCGCTGTTGGAATAGTTGTTGCAGTAATTGCATAATTTGACAGTCTGAAACTATCAATCTTCGTTGGCCAAGAATTATAGGTAGTTGACGAACCAACTTGAATTTGAGTTGGGTTGATATTATTTGTTAATGTAATTTGTGCTTGCTGAGTACCATTAAAGTATAGAGTATAAGTTGAAATACCAGTAGAAGAATTGTATGACTTATTGACAGCAATATAGTAATAACCACTAGAAAGAAGAGTTACATTATTTGTTGATGCCGAGAACGTTGATACAGTAGCACCATCATTTGAAATTCTCCATTTCCCTAAAGTCGATGGTGAACTATTATCTGCAAATAATTGAACCTTGATACCATCAGTTAAAGACGAATCATAGATTCTGAAAATTTGAGCAACCTTTGCCGTAGCCGCTGAGTCCCACTTAATCCAAGCATCAACAGTCCAATTACCAGAACTTGATAGTGTTGGAGTAGATAGAACGCCATTTTGACCAACAGTAAATGCGTTAGTACCCCACTTTGGATCTGTATTGATACTTACAGTGCCAGATGTTGTTAAATTGCCTTGTCTACCGATAAAATCGGTATAGTCATTTCCGTTGTATAGGAATTGTGATCTATTTGGTTGGATGTTACCCACAAAGTATGGATCACCAGACACGTCCGAGAGGACCTGCACTAGGTTATAACCTTCAACACCACCCAAAGTATATGAATTGATTACATTACCCCTATAGTCCAATTTAATTACGCCTGAGGTCTTCTTACCGTTGGTATCAACAGCAGAATAACCAACATTCAGATCGGAGAATACATCAATAGTACATCCGGCTCCAATAATCGAATAAATGCTTGGGATACTATATTCCTTCTGTGCGATAACATTTGCATTTCCATCAAGTTTAACTAGACCAAGTTTATTTCTAGTTGTTGTACCAATTGACGCAGTGATGAACAATTCATCATATTCATCAATATCAAATGCAATATCATGGAATTCTTGACCACTATAAACAACCTGTTTTTGCCAAGTTGAAATAATTTTACTCTCAACGATTCTTAATTTTGCTACAAGTAAATTATTCTCTACTGTTTGACCAACAACGTAGATATTATCATCAGAATCAACCTTAATTCCAAGTAATTTTTCTGTTCCTGTTGTTGATGTTAATTTTCTCTTATGTAAAATGTCTCCACCAGGAGATAAGTACATTAAGATACCATCATATGCACCAGTAGAATTAGTAGTCGTATGTCCACAGATAATAATATTATTGTTAAGTGCAGAAATTCCAGTGATATAGTCTTTTCTTAAGACACCACTAATACCAGCAGCTTCTTTTTGCCAAGTTAATGTTACTGAAGTACCACTAGTATTTTCCGTATACTTTGCAAAGAGAAGATCAGGATTAAAGTTATCTGCTGAAGGAGTATTTGGATATGTATTACCAATTACATAGAGATCAGATCCATTCTTCACAATATCAACAAATTCTGCTCTCTTTGTACTTCCTGGTTGGATTGCTGTTAGCGACTTAGACCAAAGTACAGTACCTTCACTATTAATCTTTGAAATAAATGCATGAGTATCATTGTTTGATGATTTTACAGATCCAACAATATAAGTATTTTTTGACGAATCTGAAATAGACTTAAAGATCTTTACTGAACCTTCATAGTATCTACTAATTGCAAAATAAATAGATCTCTTCTGTACTTGTGGATGAGAAATCCTAATTTTTGGATCCGTTAGATAATTTCTGCCCGAATTGATAATTCTCACATCATTCAATGAACCAGTAGATGAAATAATCGGTTCTACAACTGCACCAATTCCAGTATCACTATCAATTACCGCTTGAATATCAATTTCTGGATCGTATCCTAGTCCTGGAGTTACTACAACAACATCTTCAAGACCTTGAATAGTTCTAACATAGATGCTCTTTGTAGTTGGTTCCATTAATGGAACTGTAGTCACATTAACAATGTCTCCGATAACCATGTTATGTGGAGAATCTGTCTGCACAATACCAAAATATTCATCTTGGGATGCACTATATTCATAGTTGTATGAGGTGATATTTTTACCAACAATTTCGGAAACTACAGCAGAAGCTCCATATCCTTCAGTTCCAGTATCATCAAAAATGAGTCTGTCACCAACCTGATGATTTTCTCCCGCATTTTCGATTAGGAATCCACTAATCTTAGCGTCTTCAAATTTGGTAGTGGTTTCAATTTCGATATCGACCTTTGAGGAAAAGTCGATTTTGGGGAAGTAATCAAATAGTTGTAGTTTAGACTCTTCGAAGATTTGATCTGGATCTCCTTCTTCAAATTCATCAATAACACCATCTCTATTCTCATCTTCGACCTCAAAGGTTAAAATGTCTCCATTTTCTAAAGTTAGTGCATTTGTGCTTTCATTTGGAGCTCTATCAACATCAATATCAACATTTTCAAATGGTGCTCTATATCTAACAATACCAGACGGGATATTTGACTGAACAGCAAACTGAGTCAAGTTCCAAGAATCTGGAATAGAATAAAAGTTTGGTCCAACAATATACGGAAATGCTGGAGAACCATCAGAATTTAGTGTAATGAAATACGCATAGGTTCCTTCTGGATACTCTGGTGTTTTGCAATATCTACCATTATATTCATCCAAATAGAATTGTTCACTTCTGAATTGATAGATATAATCTTCAATAAAAGTACCAGCTGGATATTCATCCAGGGATGGTCCATCAATTCTGACTGGAGTGGGATTGATTTGAGCGTCAAATACCAGATTACTCTTTAATACATAACTACTATTAATTGGTACAATTGTACTAGAAAGATTGGTTGGGTCTGATAGTCCATATGGACCGTAAATTGGATTACCATCAAAAGCCCAACCAATAATGGGGGAGTGAACAATACCACTTTCCTTTTCTACAATTTGTCCCTGGACAACAGTTAAGTTATCTCCGAGAACATATCTGAGTTGCTTTGGATTGGATACGTGACCATATTCACCACCAAACTGTTTATTGAATCCCTCAAAAATTGAACCATTAGCATAATCAAAATTGACGGTTTCTTGTAAATTAAATGTCCACCCAAAAATTTCAGTATTAAATACTGCTCCTTGACCAACAGATTCTAATCTGATTTGTGTAGTACCTTGTTTATAACCAATACCTCTGTTTAGGATTGTAATTGAAGTTACCTTTCCTGCTTCAGATCCTTCGGTCTGAATATTTGCAATAGCAACAGCACCATATCCCTCACCAACAATTACAACCTTTGGTGCAGTAGTGTAACCATTACCTGATGCAATAACAGCAATAGACAGAATTCTTCCATTACTTACATATGCTTGAGCAGCTGCACCTTCCCCACTACTCAGAGAAACTGAAGGTGCTGAAGTGTAATCATTTCCATAATCTTCGACAACAACTTCTTTGATTGGACCTCTAACTGATGCTACAGCAGTACAACCAAAACCTCCCCCGCCAGTAACAGTAATTGTTGGTGCTGAAGTATATCCAGATCCAGTCGTATTTACTAAAATACGAGTTACCTTACCGTTTGTGATAATTGCAGTAGCTGATGCGCCAGAACCTTTTCCTCCAGAAATCGAAACTAGTGGTGATGATGTATATCCATCACCCTGATTAGTGACTTCAATGGATGTTACGGATCCGTCTACAATTACACTTCCGACTGCACCAGATCCTCCCCCACCACGAATTGATAAAACTGGTGGAGAATCTGCGTCATAATCAGAGCCAGGATTTATAATATTTACCTTAGTTACTGGTCCATATTTAAAAATATCATTTGATTTATAATTCCATGCCGAAACACCGTTGATAAATGAACCAACTGATCCATACTTAGTTTCTGGCTTTAGTGAAATTGTTTGTGGGAGTCTTGGGAATCTATATAACTTTCTCTGATTTCCTGGAAGTAGTGATGTTCCTAAGAAAGGACCAATCTTATAGTTTGGAATTCCCGATGCCGCAACATATACATCAGATGAATTGAAGAAAGTGTTCTGAATATTTGTTGCAAAGTTGGTAATAGCAGAATTAATTGATTCCTCATCGCTCTTACCTTTGTTTAAATCAACGGAAATTAAGATATTACCTTGTGGATTTAATGTCGCAGGTTGTGGTAATTCATACTTAAATACTAAAGCACTTTCTCTTGCAGAAACTAGGAAAGAACCATTATATACAATTGGGTTTGCACCATAAACTGTTACCTGATCACCAACCAATAAACCATGTGGATTGGAACAAGTGACGGTTGCGGTTCTATCTCCAATACCACCATATGTAATTGACTCAACTTCAATTAGTTTCTTAACATTATACAACCATGAAGTTACAAGAGGAGATGCATCTAAAGATCCTAATTTAGAAATACTCAGTTTATCTCCAGGTAAGTAATAACTACTTTCATCGGTTAATGTGGTATTGTTAGACTCAACAATACCGAGGACAGACATGACGACTTCATTCTGTGTACCTGGATTTGCTCTAATGTAGAAATTTGAAGAAATGATAGTACCAGAATCCCAAGAACCTGGTGTTTCATTAATTCCTCTAGTACATTCAATAAATTGTGTTAATGACTTTTCTTTATATCGAATGATTTCAGTACCAACAATAATTTCACCATTTCTTTCCGGCCAACCAATTGTAGAGTCTACAGTAATAATTGAAGTTTCTGGCGTCATTGGTTCTGCCAGTTTAGTCTTATATGGAATTGTAAAAGAACCAACAATAGATTCTTCAGACAAAACTAGTTCATAAACATCATAGTCTGAAGTTTGAATTGCGATAAAGTTTTCAACCGTAGCTTCAGCATATTTGACATTAGTATCTACAGCATCTTCTTCCTGAATAATGCTAGTATCTCTAATATTTTCTGGATTACCAGAAATTAATCTTGCTCTTAAGATAGTATCGATTGACCACGATGCTGCTGAAGGCTTAATGATTTGATCTTTCGGATACGAGATATCAATATCTACACCGTAAAGAACCTTAAACAAATATGAAATTGCTTGCCTAGTTCCTTTCGATGAATAAAAATCTTTTACTGTTCTTAGGATATTTGCAATATTAACAGTATTGTAGTCTAATTTTGGAAGTCCTGGAATATACTGTTTTACGATTCTATCTAGTATGGTAGTTAGAAATACTGAGTCTAAACCTTTAACTAAAGATCCTTCAAGATGTAGTGATGGGGTGGAAGTATCCTCACCACTAAAAATTGCATTCTCATCGGAATCATAACCAATAATACCACTCACACCTCTACTACAACCAACAAATTCAGATTTAACATAGTTGATTCCAGATTCAATAACTTCAAATCCAGTAATCTGCTGTTCTCCAATTTGTGCAGAAGCTTTTGCTCCAACTGGAGAAGAGATAAAGATTTTTGGAGGTTCTTCTAAAGAATAACCCTCACCAAAATTAGTAATATTAATATCAATAATCTCACCATTAAAAACAGTAGCAACTGCAGTTGCTCCAGTACCACCTATGGGATTTCCAATATTATCAACTCTATCGTCAACAATATAAACACTAGGAACATCCTCATAACCAAATCCACCACTCAATAATTCAATATTAACAACTCTACCAAATGAATCTACATCAACTGACAGTACTTGAGCACCTGTTGGTTGAATTACCGCAACTCTTGGTGGATTATATTGATCATACCCAGTTCCTCCAGTCAATACCGATACGGATTGTAGTATTCCATCGGAACCCAAATTCCCTTGAAGTAATGCCTTAATACCATTGGGGGCGATTGGATCATCAATATAAATTAATGGAGCAACAGTGTATCCAATACCACCAGATAGAACATCTACAGATACAATAGAACCATTTTGATTGACAACGACATTTCCAACAGCAGCACCAGTTGGATTAATAAATTGTACTCTAGGTACAAAATCATATCCACTTCCACTGAAGGTTACATGAACTTCTGATACGTGTCCTTGTTCATCAACTTCTACTGCGGCTCTTGCTACGGATCCATCAGGATTATCTGGGGATTGGACTAGAACTCTTGGTGGATTTTCTTTAGAATATCCTCTACCACCCTCCAATAATGTAATTTCTTTAACACCACTAATTAGAGCCCTAGCAGTTGCATTCTTTCCAGCTCCTTTGACAAGAGATACTTTTGGTGTGTTATCAATAGAATAATTTTTTCCACCATTCTTAACTAGAATTCTTTCTACTTGCCCTTGACTATTAACTACACTATATCCAACAAATCCATTACCAACCGATAATAATGGAGCATTGATAACACCAATGTATGAGTTTTGTGTAGGATAATTCTTAAGTAGGATAGAACTACCATAAACGGTATAGTCTAAATTTGGTCGTAGTAAAATATTATCTACAATAACGACCATTAAACTTAATGATGATGGTTCAAAAGGTACACCATCAATTCTGAGATTGAAATCGTATCTTTCTTCATCAACAGCTGTATTAATTACTCCAATGTTATCAATTGTAGTGATAGTAGATTCACTAAATCCTTTCAAATATTTAATACTGATGTCTTCAAATGAATCTCCAAGATCTACTGGATCAAACTCTCTTGGGACAGAAGTAAATTTAATTTTATCTCCAAGAACAATATAATCTACATCTGGGATCAAAACTTCATTGTATAACCTTACAATCAGGTGTCTTGCCGATGGTGGAAATACTGGTTCGTTATTTGCTTTTAAGTCAAAAGTGTCTCTTATCCCATCAAGTTGCTCGTATGGATTGGAAAGAGTAATTAATTTCTTATTAAATTCACTATAAGAGATGTCTGGAGTTAAAACCACATTAGGGGATTTTCTAACACTCTCATAATAAATTACTTCATCGTCAATCAGAATAGTTCCATTTTCATCTGGAAAATTATCCGTTGACTCAACTTCAATATTTCTAGAATCTGGTGAAATATTACCAATTAAGTTTGTGGTGGAATTTAACTTCCTTAAATCATATTTCGATAGATTGAAGTAATCTGGAAGATTATTTAGAATATTGACAGGTCCGCTACCCCTTTCCAGCGAACTATAATATGAACGTAGAAACTCTTCAAATAGTGGATGTTCTTCCCTGATAAAATCTGGAATCTGATTGAGAACAGATAAGGATACTTGGGGTTCGTTATGCATTGCTTAAAATATCTCCGTATATCTATTTAACAATGTTTTTTAGGCAAAACATCCTGCACTACTTGAAGGTGCTGGAGCTATTTGTGGGATTACTAGAGTAGGTGGAACAGTACTAATTGCCGTAGCAGGAGCAACAGCAATTCCACCTGGATTGAAATTCGGAATCTGTACAGAACCTGGTGGAACAACAGTAATTTGTGGTGGAGCAATTTGCAATACTGCTCCAGGAGCTCCTGCATTACCTGGGGCAATTACAACACCACCACCGCCTACTACACCACCACCAGGAACTACAATATTTCCTCCAGGACCTGCTCCTCCTTGACCTACAACAGCAGCAGTTCCGGCTGCTAGTGTAGTACCAGGTACTGCTACAGAAATGCCAGTTGCAGTCGATCCTACTGCCAGATTTCCTGCAATACCAACAGAAGCAGTTCCTGCCGTTGCTGTACCTCCAACCGCTGTAGTACCAACTCCAACAGTAGTAATTCCACCAACTGTAAGAGTTCCACTAGCAGCGATTGTTCCGCCAGAAGTAATAGCTCCTCCAGCGGTAAGAGTACCGCCAGATGTAAGAGTACCGCCAGAAACTATTTGACCGCCAGTGCTTAATGTCACTCCATTAATTGAAACTGGTGCATTGGGTGTCTGGAATCCAGTACTTGTTAATGATGAAGTTGAGTTCTGGGTTGCAACAGATGCAGGAACATCTAGATTAGTTAATCCATCTGTAGTTGTAGTTTGAACGGATCTTGTCGCTTGTGTTGTTGGTACATAAGATTGTGCTGCTCCAACACCAAGACCAGTTGAAGAACCAGTAAATTGTTGAGTTGTTGTTGGTGCAGATGCACCAGCAGATGCACCAGTAAAAGTTCCAGATGGTGTACCAACGCCAGAAGAGGTACTAGTACCAGGAAGTAAACCACTTCTGGCTAATAATTTACCAGTTACTTCACCAGGGGCAATATTTGCTGGATTTTTTGGTTTGACTGATAATTGAATATATTCAGCTTCTCCAACAGGAACAATAGGACCTACTCTAATAATTCCACTATCGCAATCATATAGACCAGCAAACAAGTTTGTATAAACTTTTGTATTATTTTCAATATAATATTGACGTAAGTTACCAGCACCATCATCTTCTAGATACTGTAATGTTTGGGGTCTCTCTGCAGTGTAAAATCCACTGGTCTTAATTACATCTCCAGGTGAAGACGAACAGGAGCAATCTAAGGCAATACCAAAATTGACATCCCATGTCATTGGCTTACCTTTATTTTGCTCCTCAGGATATCCAAGTAATTTATATACAGTTACTTGTAGTAGTACATCAACAATTGCAGGATCTGACTGTAGAATCTCTTTTTGGATCTTTGATGTTGAAAGAGTCTTGTTAAAATTGCCCAGATCTTCTAAAGCTGCAAATCTTTTAATTGCAAACAGGGTTTTCTCTTTAATTAGATCGGCGCTACCTGCAGGCAATGCTAGGTTATCTGGTGTTGTTTGTGTACTGGAAGTTGCTGAAGTTGCTGACTGGAACAAATCGGCAACAACCAAAACGTTCAATTCAATAAAAACTTCATCTGGATCTTGTACAATAACCTCAATAGATGCCATTGTATAGGGTCTGAGATCGTCTACAATCTGCTTCTTGGTAAGATTGTTTAACTTTGTATTGTTTCTAGTTTTAACTGATACATAGACCTTTCCGTAAATGGGAGGACTTAATGTTTCTCCTCCAGTTGCCATGACATAGCGAGCATTTGGATAGATACTCTTTACGATATTTTCATAATCTTTAGTTGTTACAGCTCTATTCTGTGCAGAATAAAATCTTGGTGCGTTAAATTTGATTGACTTTAGTGTTTCTGGTTTTTCTCCAAGTTGAGTCTTGGAATTTAATTCAAATTTGACGGATCCTGCAGTGATGCTATTACCATCAATATCTACAATAGTTCCACCATATCTCATACTCTTAATGTTGTTGCCATCTGGTCCATTAGTTACAACATATTCCATAATAACAACATTACCATCTTCAAGAGCTCTTCCAATAACGCCATCCCCAAATGTAACTTCGTATCTTCTATCTTCATACTCACTAACAAAAAATGATCTTGAGGTTGAGTCTACATTTGTAATGTTTGTTACTAAACTATATCTGTCTACTGTTGTTGACTGAGCATTTTGTTTTACATATACACTAAGAGTATCAATATCAACATATTCATTTGGAATGACAAATTTTTGATCAATTGTAGTATCTACAGTATAACTATATGATAACAAATCTCCTTCGTATACCTTAAAAGGACCAACAACTGAAATACCTGTAGTTTTATCTACTTCAACTACTTTGTCTTGTAGAATACAGAATGAAAATCCCTTATCTCTATTGTTTCCTGAGGCAACTTGACCCTTCTTGAGAGTTATGTGGGTAGGGAAGTTTCCACTAGTATTTAAATCTGTCTGTACAGTAAGAGTAACGCATCCCCAAGCAGACTTTGCTGACCTTGGGAGATAATTTAGCATTCTGGAAATACTTGCAACGTTATCTCGTAATGTCGCTGTATCCAAAAACAACTCATTTAACGCCATATTCGCGTTAAATGATGAGTAATATGTATTATACGCTAAGACATCTAGCAGATAAGATAGTGTAGAACCAGAAAAATCATAGTCCGTAAATTCGGGCCTAGTCCTCATGTAGGACTTTATAGACTCTCTAATTTCTTCAAAATCTATAGATGTTAAGTTTGAAGGTCTCATTAACTTGAAGGTCTCTCTAGGATGAATTGTTGGTTTATAATATTAGGTTCACCAATAATTCTGAAGGTAATGTCTACAGAAACTATATCATCTGATGTTTCAGCAGCACTCACAGTAACGTCTAATACTTCTACTCTAGGTTCAAAATTTCTGATAGTATTTAGTATCTTATCTTGTAGTTCCATAGATGAGAATGCATCTAATGGTTCGAACAGCATTCCATACACATCTGACCCGATACTTGGGTCCATAAGCCTTTCACCAAATTTAGTCATAACTAAATTTTTCATTGCTTGCAGTACTGCAGCTTCATCTCTAACTCTCAAGGCATCACCAGTGACAGGATTTCTCGCAAAAGAGGTTCCTAGATCATAAAAAGATCTAGGAACCCTACTAAACAACCCATCGATATCTTGAGAGTCCATTATTGATTAACGGTTTTAAGTATTTATATGCTTAATGCCACCTTTCCACATAATCATCAAACCCACCTTTTCCTCCGCATGGACGTGAATAACGATCTGTTGGTGGTTCGCTAACCTTTTTTCTTGCCATTTTTAGATATCTATCAGCTTGTATGTCTGTAATTAAACAAACTGTACCAAAATTTTCTTCCATGATGCTCGAATTGCGGTCTGGATTTGGGTTTTTTGCCATCTGTTTGCTCCAATAAGGGTTAAACAGAACTTTTTACGGGGTTGCTATCCCGAATTTCTAACAAAAAAAGCGAAATTTAGCTATAATGCCAAATCTCGCCCCAAAAAATATTATTTTCCTTGCCCGCGATACTTTTTGCGTGCTTTATTACGACTTGTCGCGGCATATTTAGTGCCTAAACCCAGTCCTTGACGAGATTTTTTAGGAGGACCAGGGATGTAGTTTGATTTATTGAACGAACCTTTGGGTTTTGCCATAATTTCTCCGATGGAAAAACATATTATACCATATTTTTTCGTTATCCGCCACCAGTGCCAGCCATTACATTGATAGAACCAGTCGAAATTAGTGATAAACACGGTGGTCCTAGTGCATCTCCTACAACTGCAAGTGGTTTTCCATTAACAAGTACAGTTTTTGCTGATGCAATAACCTTTCTTTCGTGCCCAGAACCACCATTTTTCTTATCTTCAGTTGTTAACTCCCCACAAGGAAGCATTTTTGTGTCCAATCTAGAACAACTATCCCCACTTGTACATAATCTAGTCACTGTATTACTACAAGAAGCTGGATGTAGGGTCAATATATCTTGATCTAAAAGTGGTATTTGACCATTTATAAGTACATTTCTTGGAGTTGCCGTCATTAACATAGTATTGAACGGAGGCCAGAGACATGTAGCGTCCTTTGTAGCAACTGGATATACTGGAACTGGACTTGGAGTAGTAAATGGTAATTCACAAGGAGGTAAAGCAAAGTGAATGTGTGCAGGAATACAGACACCATGACCACTACACGTTCCTGCAACAGTAGCAGCGAGACCAACTGCAGATTTAATCCCTAATGCTGGCATTTAATATCCCTCCTCTGGAACTGTTTGTGATATTCCAGTATCATACTGTTGACCATTGATAGTTGTTGTATAATTACCTGGCATTATGCCAGCATCAGAATTTTCGCTATTTGTAGCGTCTTCTGTACTATATAGATCTTCTTCTCCACTATCACCATACTCTCGTTCACACATAAAATCATAAGGATTGCCATATGATGATACTGCATCAGCCCAAGTGTTAGTTTCATTGGTCAAACTATGATAAATCTGGAGTCTACCACCAACTTCATAGCTTCTGCATCCATCTTCCAATCTAGTATCATCTTTCTGATATCCAGTCAGTGCTTTAAGACTTCCTGGTTGAGTATACCAAATACCCCCAGTGTATCCATTCTCACCAAATGGAACTGCATATGAAGTTCCATTAGCACCAACTCCAGCACCTAATCCTCCGTACCAACCAAAATAAGGTAATCCATAAAGGGAAACGCAATACGCATCTTCAATATCCAAAGAATTGTCATTAAATTGACTTCTAATTTGATTTCTAATAGTAACTAGTGCTGGTTGATCTTCTAGACATTTCTTGCAATGTGTTTTATCTGGATCAGCCGGATCGACAGGATTTTTAATAACTCCTAGACGAAGTGTAATGTGAGTCCATGGTCTAGGATCTGGACAAAATCTTCTCATGAGATAAATTTCTTTATTTGATCTGCATGGTAGATTGAAGAATGATTGCTTAACAACTCTCATCTCAGTATTATACCAAGAACCAATTCTATTAGTAGATTCATCCCTTTCCCACATTTCATCAAAGGATGCATCCATAGATGCCTCCTGAGAAGCTAGTGTCTCCGCAATAATTTTTGGATTATTGTACTTTGGAAATATTTTATCTTGTGGAATTGATTGCTTTCCTGCAGTCTTTGACCATTCTAGTTTTGACCATTGCGGAGTAGTGACGTTTCCACCATTTGCCATACCCTCAGTAAACTTTAGGAAGTCTTTGGTATATGCTATATTGCCATCTTTCTTACTTGGTACTTTGGGTGAAGATGCTTTAACGCTACCAATACTTTTTCCATAAGAATCGACCTGAGAATTAGATTGTGGGTTATTAGTTTTTGCTGATAATTTTTCATCAGCACCAATATAGTCGAATTTAGATACTCCAGAAACCTTGGGGAAATTTCCTGATGGCAATTTTACATTGTAATCTGATAGTTTTAGTTTCTCATCGTCAACACCAAGATTCTGTGCATATTTTCCTGGTTTGTAATTATCCGATGTCTTTGATTTTACTTGTTTAACATTAGTATTTGTATCTGTGGATTTTCCAGTTTTAAAACTTTGTGCGAATTTCTTATCGATACCTTTGAGTTCAAACTTAGTTTGCCACTTACTATTTCCAGTTGTCATAGTAGCTACGTCTGGTTTGGTGAGAGGAAAAGTAATTTCTTTGTGTACATCAGTTTGTAATTTTTGATAGTCTGACCATTTGAATCCTGCTTGCTGTTTGCTTCCAGTTATCTTTGCGTTCCCATTAGAATCAATTTCATACGTTGGAGCCTTCCAAGTTTGCTTTGCAAAATTTTGGAATATTGGGGATTTTTCAAATAGTTGCTTATTTGAAAACTCCACTGCATTCATATCTTGTTTTTCTTGAGCAACAATTTGATCAGTTCTGGCAATATATGGTACAAAAACATTAGGTGGATTTGTAGTTGAATATCCACTACCACCATCAAGAACTTCAACACTAACTAGTCTACCCTTACTAAAGGTAGGCCTGAGTTGAGCAATCTTACCAGTACCTTTACATTTATTCTTTGCCTTTTGAACGCCAACACCTTTTTCTAATAATTTGTTATATAAGTCATGGTTGAAATATGTTGGTGGTGGTTCAACAACTAATTTTGGTGTTTCAATATTTTTATTTTGAAGTCCCTTACCCCTACCGATGATTTGTACTCCAGTTACTCTTCCATTCTCAATTTGTGCAGATACTCTTGGTCTGATAATATCTGGACTGAAAGGAATTCCTTCTGTGGGAACACCGACACCAAATTCAATCTCTTTTTTTCTGAATTCATATAACCCAATCAAAACTGCTCTATCAGTAATTCCCTTTCCTGCTTTGACTGTAATGGAAGCCCCGTTAGATACCGTATATACACCATCCTTTACAAAGTTTGTTGTTCCACCAGAAATTTCAGCAAAGTGCATATTCAATTCATCATTTGAATGACGAACATCTCGTATGGACCATCCATTAACAGACATGTTCTCACCGATTTTACTGATCGATTGTGGAATAATCTGAGATTGATTATCTACCTGACTGATTAGGAGAGAAAGAGAAATTCTATTTGGATCTTGTTTATCGGGAAACCACATCGTAAACTTTTGTTGATCAATAAAATCAACTCCATTACCATCTTGATAATCGCTACCATACTTTAAAATTTTGTGAATTCTCCAAATGGTGTTATACCTATCATTATCATCATCCCATTCAGATTGTAACTTCATTCTTAGTTTTAATCCACCAGGAAACTTATAATCCTTGTATACAACTACATTGTTTGCATTCCAGCATTGACCTTTAGTTGACCTAAATGGAATACCAGTACTTCCATCCCAAGCATCCACCCAACCAGCATCAGATAATTTCATACCTCGGAATGCATCTCCAGCATTCTGACCATTCACCGCATCTCTGGTAGTCCATACAATGTTACCAGATGGGTTTCTTAAGACAATAGCATATCCACCTGGATTTGTTGCCCAGTTAATGTCTGTACCTTGATTTTCAATGTCTACCACTAGATTGATAAATCCTGTCTTAACAACACTAAATGTTGTGGTAACAAAACTACCAGTAAATCCTCCAGTAACAGAAATAATTCGGCCTTCATCCGCATCTGCTAAAACATCTTCATCTTCTTGTGCGGTTCTTCCCCAGGTATCTAGAGTTACTGATCCAGCATTATCAATACCAATCTCTAAGGTGTAAGTACCTGTAGTCGCAACAGGTATCTTTCTATTTGAGATAGTCATCTCACGACCAACTAGGTTCTCTTGAACATTGTTAGTCCATATAGCATATTGATTGAACCAAGAACTCCATCCTGGTCCACCACTGACAGCATAAACACCACCAATGTACTTAGACTCATTCAGCATGAAATCAACTGGCACACCAGCAATACCATCATCAGGATTATCAGTACCACCAGGGGGGATAATCCAAATATGACCCATAATATTATTTGTGATCAGAGAATTATCCGTTGCTGTGCGTGGTCTTACTGGAACTTTAGTTCTAGTTGATGGCCATCCTCCAGAAGGAGCAGAGACGACAGAATTAATTTTTACGAAGGTGTTAGCATTACCACCAATAGGAAGATTGCCATATGCTCCTCTATGACAAGTAAATGTCATGTTCAAAACCATGCCATTGGAGAATGTAACGTCCTGGGTGGTTTCAAATCCATCTTCTTTGGCATTAGATGCTCCAACCTTACCAAACATCTTTACACCATATTTGGTCCAAACTCTTTCTCCAGTTGCAGCATTATTTCTCCACAAAGGATACTTCTCACTACTCTCCTTTGGTTGATACTTTAAAATTCTATTTCCTGCATTAACATTATATTTAAATGCAATTGCATTTCTTCTTGTGCCAACGGCCCAGAATGTTGGGTATGGATCTTCATTGTATGCTGGGTTTGTCATACCATCTTCCAGAGTATACTTAATATACGTTTCATCTGGATAGCAAGGACACTCATAGGGTCTCTTAACTACACTGTATACCCAATTAACTCTAGGTTGTGTGGATCCGCTACCACCCTGAGAACCTTCTGAGTTGTAGTATGTGACAATAAAGCAATAGGTGTGACATGGAGTACCAGTCACACCGTTACGAGTATCAAACAAATAGTAGAACCAAGTATCCGAAAAGATTGGTTCAAAACTTAGTTCTGATGGATAGTTATCCCAATATCTAACTTTCTGCACACCTCCACTGTACTGGCCAACAGTTGGAATCGTTGCACAATCCTTGTATAGATCCCACCAGGAAGTTCCACTAATGACTTCATTTAACTTACCAGAGTTTTCTCCCCAACGATTAATTGAAAGAAAACCATAACCAGGTGTTAATGTACTGGTAGTTGATGTTTGTCCTGTCTGTGGATCTGTAGTTGTTGTTTCGCTATATGTTGAATCTGTTGAATAACGACTTGAAGGAACAATTGCAGAGCATACGTCCTCAAAGTCATACATCACACGGTCTCTATCCCATGTAGGTGCATTAATACGTTTGGTGTTTGGATAAGGCTTCTGTACCTTTTCCATATACACACCATACGTATCTGGATCACCCAAAGGCGAATAGGTATTACAGTTCTTACTATTGCAACCCATTATAAATTAAAGACCTAGTTTCTTCTCAATTCTATTTAGTTTGTCGAAAATGAGGTCAAACGTGGTAGCGAGATTTAAATACTCAGGACAACCAGGAGGTTTGTATTGTAAACTCTGAGGTCCAACTAGTTCTGTAGTTACAAAGACCTCAAGATTACTTAAGCGTTTAGCAGTGATTTCTTCATCTGCTTCAATCCGCTTGGTGAGATCTGTAAGGAACTTATTCAGAATCTCATGTGCTTTTTCATTATCCTTAAATTTAAAATCCATACCATTGGATTGCTTTTCTAGCAACTCCCTTAGTTTTGTATTGGGATTCTCAGTCATATTAAAGTACCTCTAAGATCTTTCGCGCTGAAAGCGCGGGCCGCGGGTTTTTTCAAACGTTGTCCTTGTACATGCGGAAACCTGTGCCATCGTCATCTAACTCATAGCGCATGATATCCCCTTCGACAAGTCCGAGTTCATCTACAATCTCCTGAGGGAATTCTAAAATCAGATCACCCTCAGGAGTCTCTTGTAGTTCGATAATAAACTTACGTGACATCTTCTTTTACCTCTACAATATAAAAAAACTTTGAAATTTTCTGTGCTAAAACTTCAGCCTCTTTATATGTAGTAAATGAAAGATATTCACCTTCATCATCACAACATCTCAGTGTACCTTGCTTTTCATCGATCCACTCTGCAAAATTGTGAAAGATTGGTGCGGGTTGTTTCTGCTGATCGAACGGTACAGCAACTCTCACATAATACTTAGTAGTCGTCATATCCACCACTTGCGAGCCTTGCTTGGAATTCAGGTGAATTGTAGATTCTCAGCATACTTCTCTCTAGGGGTGTCAGTTCATCCTCAGAGGGGGTATCGCGGTCAAAACCATATGCTTCACGTAAATCTTTGAATTCCTCTACTGTTAGTACTGTAATAGAATCCTCAACGGCATCCTTGACATGCCAGGTGAATGACCTCAGTGCCGATTGGACATCCTCAGCAAGTACAGGAACTAGTCGAGTAACTTTTTTGGTGTCAGTGTAACGAATAACCCAGTGATCCATTTTTATCCTCAAAAAAAAATTTTAGTATAGGGGGGACCCAAAAGGGGACCCATCGAAATATATTTAGCTGCCCTCAGCAACACTTTATAGATTAGATAGGACCCTTTTTTATATATAAGGGCGCCCCGCCGACCCCAAAACCCGCACCACGACTGGGATCTGGGCTGTGTTTGTTATACTTAAGAGGGGTGTGTGTGCCCCTCTGTATAACTAACTGATCAGAAGTCGATATACTCCAGGGTGGGCAGATTAGCAGGCTGAGTGCTATCCTCTCCCTCGCTAATCGCATCGCTGGCAATAACATCGAGAATGCTCAGAATCTCGCTGCCAGTGTTACCCTGACGGAGCATGGAGATGAGAACTTGCTTAGACATAGTTGGGGTTTTGTGTGTTAGTGTGTTGGGTGAAATGTGGTGGGTTTAATGACATCACCAGGTCAGAAAGTTCAGGCGATACGCATACCTGAGAAGAAGGGAATCGTGCCATAGTCGTTAGAACTAAAGAACCATTCTCCTTTCTTCTGGAATACACCTTCGTTGCCAATTCCATGCTCACGAAGAATAGCATTCAGGCGAGACTTCGTGGTAGGAGTTTGCCAACCGCCATCGAAAAGTTGAATATAAGTCGGACCAATCTCAGCGATCAGATTGTTGTGCAGATAAACACGAGAGATATCCATGCCCGAGAAATACTCGACAGAAGTGTTATCGAGTTTCCAATCTTTGCAGGCAGTGATAGCCTGGTTCATGAGACGTTCGATCTTACGCATGGGAGGCGATTTGAGAGGGGTTTGAGAGGTCGGGGGTGGGGTTGTTTCCCTTCCCTCCGATGCACTCAATATAGGGCATTTGGGAGGGCATGTCAAGCGTTTTCTGATCAGTGCTGCTTATCATTGAGATAAGGTGATTTTATGAGTCTGGGGCTTGACAGATTCGAGAAGTCGTGATAGCCTGCGGGCTTAACTTGCATCTCTGAGTGACCTTTACTGTGTGCTTTCTATCTTATATTCAGAGAGGCATTTATTCATCTCTGAGTGACCTTTACTGTACGTTTCCTAAGAGTTAAACAAAACACAAACATATGTTTTTTTAACTATTTTTAATTGTGGAAAAACCTGTGGAAAACTTTATACTTTTTCCGCAACCTGTGGAAAACTCAATCATACATTCTCTGTGATCTTTCATAGAGACGCTTATCCAAATGATCGAGATATTCATCTGGATTCATTACATCATCCCAATCAAGATCATCTCGTTCAGTGTAATCGGTGTTGTAGTAATCGTGAGTCATTTGATTATACTGGAAATGAGTCATCTTGTCAACCTGCAAGTGTTTCATTCAAGAGCATGTTAAGTGTATCGGTATCGTACAATTCTTCGATCTCGGTAACTAGTTCTTCAGGTGTATATTTGTTCAACTCAGCAACAAGACTTTCAAAGGCAAACTGAATCAAACTGTCCATGTCCATTCCATCAATAACATGATTAGCATAGGCTTCAGTCAGATCGTGAACTTGTTGAGTGCTGAGAGGCATGGGTTCGGATTTGAGGATTTCAGTGTAAAGATCTTCAGTCATTTTAACTGAGTGATTTTGTTTGCTTTTGAGGTCGGTTTCCTGTTGAATAGGATGTGACGGATTTGTTCAGTTTGTTTGCGAAATGCGTTGACTTGGCGTTGTGCTCGTGACATCAGTTTGAGTGAAGAATGTTGGTCATGATCTGGTGAAACTTATCAGCATCTGTCACACATTCATACGACAGAGTAGGATCTTCAATGTCGTATTGTTTCATCTCAAGAGTGTGAATTACATCATTGAGAACTTCAGTCAGAGCGAATACTTTGTCTGCATCAGTCATTTAACTTCACCTTGCAAAGTTTGGCCAACGAACACAAATGCACTTCCTATTGTATATCGTGCTTGTGGAGAAAGAATACACAGGAGGACAATCAGAACAGTGAAGAGATTCATTTTGTTAGGTGATTTGCAGGTTAAACGTTTAGTCATCAGAGAGAGATGGTGTTCACGTTAGGATCAAATGTCACCTCAGTGATAACATCGAACACACCATCTGTCATCTTGACGTAATTCCAAAGACCATCATCTTCGCCTTCTTGATAACAGTGAATCACGCCTTCTTCTTCATCGTGCTTTACATAACAAGCATCAAAGTTCTCATCATCGAAGACGTAACCAGCAGCAATCAGAGAATCAACGAAAGTCATGGGAGTTTGAGTGAATGAGTGTGAAAAGAGTTAGTGATGCGGAATCAGAGATCTTCGAGCATTTCGTTCATCTCGATCCGATTGATTTTAGGATCGTTGAACTTAACACCGTCAGGAGTTTCTTTCAGTCCGAACTCAAGATAGAGCACTTCAGCAAGAACATCATAGGTGAAATACTCACGGGCAAGATCATACAAACCCTGATCATTCTGCAACCACAGAGCAACATTCCAGGTCTCGTAATTTGTCCAACCGTTATAGGTTTGGTCGGCAATGTTGGTTTGGTAGGTAACAGTCATTTGAGTGAAGTTTGTGTGTGTTTGGGGTCTCTCTCAACCCCGATGAACATACAATAACCGATCACCAGGGGGCCCGTAGTTCGTGGTGATACAAAACCAGACTTTTTTTGATCAGTGGTGCTTATGGGTGAGATAAGGCAAACTGATATTACTCAACGTGACAATCTGGGTGAAATGACTTCATCTCCTGGCATACTTGTGCCTTCTTAGTATAGTATGCGTCAAACATTTTGTTATCACGAGTGACAAGAAATGCGTTCCATCCAAACATCGAAACCACTGCAATCACAAATGCAATGATATACTTAGGTGACATGTTCATGTTCATCAAACCAGGTGAAGTGCAGGGGCAGGAGATACAACGTAGGTGAAACCTTTTGCTTCTACAGTTGCACCAGCAAGACCGATTTCATCCACAATACACCAATCAGATGACCGCTCGCGGATAACAACGTAACCAAATGTTCCTGCGATTGGCATTTGATTAAGACCACAACGTTCGGCTTCACCTTGAGTGGCAAATCGCTCTTTACGATTCCACCAACCGTTGCGGGCAACATCTTCAGAAGGACCGAAAGAAATGCAGATAAACTCAGTCATTTGTTTGTTTGGTAAGTGTGAATGAACTCAGAACAATTCGATCGCGTCGATGTCAGGAATTACCACGTCATCAGCATAACGATCCGCGTGACATCCTGCAAACCACCAACCTTCATGTGCTTGAATCTGTCCAGCAAAAGTAGATTGTTTGTCGGTTTCTACGTTACGCGGAACGTAGCGCATTTCACGAGTTTCGAGATCAGTGGCGAGCGAGAAGATTGCCATGGGTTTCTGTCGATTACTTTGTAAGGATAGAACGGATCAGGGGAAAAGTCAACCCCCTGAACCATTAGAGTATTTGATGAGTCTTATTCTCTGTGATAAGTTCTTTGCATATCTTGAATCGTTCCCACTCAGCATCAGTAAAGTTGTCAGATGCGTATGGGATACCAACAACATACGCGCACACCTTATTTACATCTTCAGAGTTCTGAATTGCGTGTGCTTGACTATTCGAAAGGACAGTAGCCAGGACGAACTCAATCATTTCAACACCACACGATAATCAATGGATTTGATGCACCAACCTGTTGCACATGTGATCTCTTCGATTAGATCTTCCTCATCACATGCTTCCCAAATCATACCGATAGTTTCATCGGTAATGTTACTAAACTGATGCTCTGGAAAGTCATCATCAGAGTCAAAATCGAACTCGATTGCAGTAACTTGGAATTGCATGATTCAGACAGAAGGAGTAACTTCGATTTCTTTAATGTTCAACCCACAGAGTTGATTGTAGACACGGTTGAGAATCAATTTGTCTGCGGACTTTGCTTTGGATTTCTCATGCCAAATGGTCACACATCCATCGTAGGTCTCAACACGAACGCGGAAGTTCTTCATGATCAAGCATACACAGTGGTGAAGATGATGCCAGTCTCGTTATAACGAAGATCGACACCACACTGATACTCTTCAGACAGATTGTAGGCTAGATCGTAGGCACGATCTTCATCGGTGGTAGTGTTCTCCCAAGGAGCGGAAGGACAGAGAACATCGATTCGCATTTGAGGCGTTTCCTGATTACCTTGTAAGGATAGGACGGATCGGGGGGAAAGTCAACCCCCCAGACCATCAGTGTTGCTTATGGGCTACATGAGGACCGATAAAGTATCCTCATGGCCACATGTCAGCGAGTCATGGTAGAAATAGCAGGCAAACCTTGCACGAAGATGGTATCAACAACACCCTGTAATCGCTTGGCAATAGCACTACCATAGTTGGTGAACACAGGCACGATCACACTACCAAACTGTTTGCGATACAGATGACATGCACCAGCAGGAATCTTGCCAGAAGCAATATCAGCAGCATCATCTTTGTCCATACGGATAACACGTCCTACAGTCTGTGCCATCTCGATGATAGGCATTTGACGCAACATGATGCAGTTGGTGAGACCTGGCACGTTGATACCTTCGGACAGGATGCTATAGTGAAGGAGCACAAACTTCTTGGATTTGTCTTTGCCCCACTCAGTCAGAGTGTCAAAGAACTTCTCACGATTCACCTTGGTACGATTAACATAAGCACCGTGCTTAGAAGTGATGTGAAGGATGCCAAATCCACGATCTTCCAACTCTTTGAGAATGTCAGAGTTAGTGAGCATATTCCACATCACTTTGGTGCTAGGAGCAGCAACCAACACCTTAGGAGTTCCCTCCAGAGTGTCAAGAATATCCACAATCATATTGCGATCTGCCTCAGCAGCGGTGCGCTTATCGCGGGTGATGTCTACCTTGTAGGTATCAACTTGCGGAGGAATGATACAACCAGACTCGATCAGTTGTTGAGCACGAACGTTGTGAATCACGTTTCCGTAGATGCTAACGTTGTTCATGCCGTTAGCATTAGGATTGGTGTGATGTTTGGGAGTAGCAGTAAAGAAATACTTGCTATCTGCGGACAGCGATGTAGCAGCAACAGAGATAAAGTGCTTTTTCTGCGTAGAATTGTGTGCCTCATCGAAGTAAGCAACGTCCACATTCACACCAGCATCGACTACACGGCCGAGGGAGTGATAAGTGGTGAAGATGATGCGATTGGTGTCCGCATGTTGAGTAACCCAATCCGCAATCTTGTCGGATTTGGTAGTAGAATAGTGATGAGTTTCACCACTATGAACGTGCATCACATTTGCACTGGTGATAAACTCCAGAAACTCGCTAGAGAGTTGTTCAGCAAGCAGAATACGAGGAGCAACAACAACAGCAACCTGACCAGGATTCCGCACAAAACGTTGCAGCAGATTCATGATCATGCAGAGAGTTTTACCGCCACCAGTAGGCACAACAATTTGACCGATCTTGTGCTGATTCATTGCATCAAGGATCTCTGCTTGGTGATGACGAAGTTTCATGTGATTTGATTGGTATGTGAATACAATAAAGGATCAGAGGGCAGAAGTCAACCCCTGATCCATCAGCAGTGCTTATCTAAGACAAAATTAAAACTTATAGTTATTCTCGGTTCGGCCGTCTTTTGTATATAAACTCCGTGACTTAGATATGCTGGGAAGAAAATTAGATCATCTTCACTTACATTGAGATCATAGAATGGGCAGGTGTTTGTGTGATCTATATTTGAACGATCATATAAACTAAGAAGTTGTCTTTGACCTTCATAGTATAAGAATGATCCAGATGTGTTGTAAAATGTTATTCGTGGATGATCCTGGTTGAGTTTAAGAAAATAAACACCACTATAGATTACATCTTGATCAGCATGTGAGTGTGGTTCTTGATTAGATCCGTTCAGATAATAGTTGTACCAAGGCCCACCAATCTTATATAAGTGTACTTTCAGTTGCCTCAGATTAGAAAACTCAGAATACTGCTGATTAATATACTTTAACAGTGAAGTATAATCTATTTCGTTGTTTTCTAAGCAAGATGAATGAACATTACAATTCCACTTTGGGTGAACATAATCTTGAAAAATTTGATAGTTCTCCTCAATCTGTTGGAGAAGATGGTGTTTAGTCTCAGAATCAAGTTTTAATTTTGATTTCCATAGTGGATGAGAAAATAAGTGAGTTATCATACTGTTTCTGTCAAATTATCTTTTAACTTTTGCATCGCACTGTAGGCAGTAGTTTTATTCAGTTCTACTACACTTCCCACTGTCTTACTATTAACTGGTGCGTGGAATTGTTTTGTCTTGGTGTTGTAGAATCCCCAGATAGACTTAACACCAGAGCACCCACAATAGTCAAAGTGATTGTCATTAACAATCCAAATTGCACTAAGATTAGTCTTAAAATTGGTGCGCTCATAGTGATAACCTTCGGGTGCTTTGTGAAATAATAGTTTCATGCCATAAGTGCTCCACTGGGGATCTCAGCAATCGTAGGCATAGTGTTTTCTTCAAACAGATGAAGATTATAGCAAATCCATTCGTTATTTACAAATAGATAAGCATACTCTTCACCAGAGTTGTTACGACCAAGATATTCATATTTGTTTTCATCAAGACGAGGTGGTTGATACTCTTCACCACGTTCAGAATAGTATAGAGGACCAGTTGTGGGTCGAGTTTCATTATTCCAACCACAATTTGTCCATGCAGAGCTCATGTCTCCACCATCAATCAGTTCTGCAACTTTAGAACGATCGTTGTAATGTGTGCGAAGAATACGACCCAACCACTCAGGATAACCATCCCAGTGGTGATAAACAGACAGAACAGATCCGTCAGCAAGTTGAATACCAATGCGTGAACGTGTTGCCATGATGTTGTTAGTTAAAGTGAAAGTTCAGGAGTTCCAGTAAAGATCATACTCTTCTTCGGACATAGCAAATACCTTTGCCATTTCCTCACGATCTTCATCACTAATGTCGAAGATCTCACCAGGCATGTCCATGATTTCGTCAAACATGTGTGTTCTGTCGATTACTTAGATACAATATAGGATCTAGGGGCAAAAGTCAACCCCTCATTGATCAGTGTTCCTTATCGTTCACCATCCCTTAGGCAAAGTAAAGTTATAGTGAGAGAATACGTTGCGATTGACTAACTTAAATGCACCATATTCGTTGCAGTGAACATATCCTTCATGACCAGGCAGATAGTCAACACCAAAGTCAATCTTGGCATCAACCTGATCACCAGTGATGGTGATTCCTTCCATAATGAGTAGTTTGGCCTGAGTCAACAGATTGAACAATAGCAGCAGATTACCACTCAAAACACTAGAAACAGGACGATTCTCTCGGATACATTTATTGACTGCAATCTTCAGTGCTGCTACTTCTTTTGCGTCAGGGTATTTAACAAAATTGCTAACCACACTTGCAAGACCAAGAATGTAATCAATTCTACGACGACGGGAGGTAAATTGTGCATTTCCATCTACAAAATGAATACCAAGAAAACGACCAGAAAGATAATTAGGCACGCCAAATACTGCATCCAATTCTTTGATGGAATCTCCCACATAATGTGTATGAGGAGCAACAACAATATCAACGTCCAGAATACCTGGAACGGCATCAAAATCATAGGTAAGAGTATTAGGCGTAAAAGATGTTTGCCCACCATAACCAATAAAATCGCACTGATAAATCCCTTCAAACTGCGGGAACGTAGCGAGGCAGGTATGAAGAATCGCTGCGACTTTAGGATTGTTGCCGTGATTCTTTTCAATGTCGGCATGAGTATAATTGATTTTAACTTTTACCTTGTTGAATACACTTTTAGTACCAACAAACTTCTTACCATTCTCAGGATTTGTACCAAACACAATAGCCGGAGCACCATCATATTTCACACTACAATTACCCTTGCAGTTGCGAAGGTAGTTGATAGTTTGCATCACAGATTCCTTGCCCAGCAGTACAGAATCTTCAGGATGTTCGAGATGTGTGTTCTTCATGCTTTTAGTATTGCATAGAAATGGGCAGAAGTCAACCCCCTGCCCATCATAGTATTTTATGAGTTTAATTATGAACCATTAAGTTTACTTATTCATCTGAAGTGTGGGAACAGGCATACCACCTTCGGTAGGAACATAGATCGTTACGTTACCTTTGTTGGATCCTTCTTCCAGTCCAGTGATATACAGATACTGAAGATACTCACGATTATCTTTCAGAGAATCACCGATGATTTGGTTTGCTTTAGCAACACCAGTGGCACGAATCACTTCAGCATCAGCTAGTTGTTGTGCAGAATCTTTCTTTGCTTGTGCTTCCAACACTGCCACTTGACGAGTGTATTCTGCTTTCTGCAATTCTGCTTTACCTTGTAGAGATTGTGCCCACACATTATAGAGAGGACCAACCACAGCGTTGATGATAAACAGAGAGAGAATAAATGAGGTTCCGATAATGCCAGCATTACGGAGAGTATTATCTTGTTGTGTCATTTTGTAGATACGTTAGATTTGAAGATAAGATTAGCAAGAAGAACAATAGCAAAGTTCTGCCAAATAGTCAAGTTCACACTAAACCAAGACAGAATTAATCCTAACAGTGCTGCTTCAAAGAATAGTCCTGCAACAGCAAGGACAATTACACCAAAAGCAACACCAATAGCAGTAGAAGTTTTCATCAGTTTTCAGTAGATTGAATAGTAATTTCAGGAGCATTTTCTCCTTGTTGTGCAGGAATCTTTACTCGAATGTTGTAAGGAGAATTGAAGAACCTGCGGAAAGCAGTAACAACAATAATAAATGCCGAAACAACACCAACCAAACCAAGGAAGGTAACAGCATCACCAGTGAAAGTGTAAGTATCAGGAGTCATGTCAGTCATCATAGTTGGATTCATTCTCATCAAGAATACGTTCTGGGCCTTGTAGTATATAATTGATGATTAATCCACCAATCATAGCACCACTGAAAGCAAATAGAAAAGTCACCATCAAAGTCCTCCTGCTTGATTAACAAATGACTTGGCATCGCAAACTGTATCGAAGTATGCGATAGTTTCGAGATCAACAGCAGCAGCACCTGCAGCAAGTTCAATCTCTTTTACCTTACGAAGTTCAAATCCTTCGAGAACACCACCGTAAATCTCACCAATATATTGACCATCAGCAAAGATCCATTCTTGATATGCTGGATCTGCCATGTTGCGCTCGTAAGTGATGCTCATGTGGTTTTCTTGAGTACCTTGGTAGAATAGAGGAAAAAGGGGGCGAAGTCAAGCCCCCAAACCATTAGCGTTGCTTATGATTATACTTCCACCTCATCCTCTTCAGTTTCATCCTCAAAGACAAATCCGAGAGTACGAGCATTAGGAACATAACCAGAGGTTTTGTCAAGAATCTCGGTCAATACTTCCATCTTGAAAGCATTATTCTTGGTGCCAGTACCACCACAGGCCCACACATAGTTGTTACCATCTTCGTTCACACGAGAAGAGTCTTTGCGAGCATCTTTGTGAAGCACAGTTGCAGCAAATACATCTTCATATTCTTGAAGACCATTGCACATCATCCAATAAAGATTCTGTACAAATGATGGCAGAGTGATGTCTTTTTCACTGACAGGCATTGTTTTATCATTCAACAAATCAAGTACATAGTCTTGCAGTTGCAGGAACAATGCACGATAATCTTCAGTAAAATGTGTGCCAAAGTCTGCACTGTAAAGTTTATTCTTCGTAGACTGAACGATACCACAAGGTTCATCAGGATTACAATAAATTGTATATGCAAGAGTTGTAGCAATCCAATCATCACCAGCAAGACGCTTGGTATAGTTTTCACCAAGAGACAGCGTGAGCAGAGGTGCAAGATCAAGCGACAGTTTGCGAACATAATCGGACCAATCAGAGTCCATTGCGTTACGCTTTTCTTGTGGATTGAGAGGGACACCGCTGTTGATACTCAGGAAGATTTCCGAGAGACCTTTATAGTCGAGTTGAGTATATTCAGTGATCACAAATACACGATCAAGCAGCACACGTTGCTCAAGTCCAGTAAGCTTACTGAACACGTTATTACGCTTGGTAACAGTAAAGGTGTGCAGTGTATCTTGAATCAGCATGTTATAAGTACCGAGAGGAATGGTATAACGATCCTCAATCAGGTCACGAATAAACGTCCAACGATTGTTACCATCGAGAGTCAAATACTTATAACCTTGACTAATAAGTTTCTTAAAGTAACGATAAGCACGGTCATTAGTATAACCATGATCTTCCATTGCTTGCACAGCATATTCCATGTTGACGAACACAAATCCACCTTCAGTTCGTCCCATACACATAGACTCGAAATACGCTTTGCGATCTTTAGGACCCCAAGCAATAGGTCGTTGCACTTCAGTAGGTGCAACATTTTTATCATATTTTTGTTTCATGTAATCCAGTGCGATTGCAGCTGGATCTTTCTTAATCGGATACAGAAAAGGAATCCGAGAGTAGTCAGAAATAGGCATGGATAGTTTGTCCTCAGTTAAGTGTGTTTGGTTCTCACTACAACGATAGTTAGTTGTAGAAGATTGCGATCTTTAGGGCGTCCACATTCCCATGTATGAAAGTAATTTACCAGAGCAATCTGGGTTTGTCAAGGGGTCGTTACAATCAGTAACTATTCAACTGATGCCACTCCTTGAATACATCTGTGCCGATGCAGTAACCAACACCATCAACCTCGTATCGAATGTTGATCTCATGTTGGATTGCTTGTTGTATTAACCAGTTCAGAACGTTGGAGTCAATTTTCTCACCACATTCACGAACTGACCAATAACCAAACTCCTCATTGTTGTGAGTTTCGATTCTCCACGTCACAATAACATTTGTGAGTGAAGGCTTCATCCACAGAGGAAATGCTACAGGTTGACGTAACCATTCACATTTGAAGTCTTGACATACTTGTGGGCGAATACTGTAGATTGTACATTTGTCACCACATTTGTCAAGAAAGTGACATGGATGATTCTTTGTAAAAACATACTCATATGCCTCACCAGATAACCACCCTTGGCAACACATTGTACACTCTCCGCAGGTACGTTCATACCCAGAGGTTTCTACAGTATATTGTTTAGTAATCTCATCCTGAATAGTATTTTCTTCTGTCATGATTTAGTTTCACCAATAAACTCTAACAATATGAATCCATATGATTCACCATCTTCAGCATCGATCCATTCTTTATATTCTTGGTAAATGGCCAATGCGTTATATTTATCCTCGTTTTCTACATGTTCATTAAACAGAACTTCCATGCGTTCTAGTTGATCTTGAATGATCTCATTTGCATGTTTAGATGGTTCACGAAAGAGTTTAGTAAGTTTTGACTTACTGAGCATTTTGTAGTCTCCTGAGGAAGAGTTTTTTTGCTTTTTTGAGTTGACGAGTCCGAGCGGATCGCTTAGGACTCTTAGTGTTTCTACCACGAGATCGTGGAGATTCATGTGATTTTAGGTGCATTGTTTTGACCTCTTGAAGTATAATAGGGTAAAACCCCAAGAGTGTCAAGGGGTTTGTGATTAGTGTTGCTTATCAGTGATAATCAAAGTTCAAACTCTCCTAATGCGTTGTTGGTTTGTGTTAGTCTCTTGGCCCAAGTCATGCCACCTTCCATACCTTTACATGGATTTGCACAGTTCTGGCGCTTTTCATCGGGTAAATTGTTGCAGACGAGTCCAGCAAGATCTAGTTCATTCCCTTTCTTAGCAGTACCAGACCAATAATGCTGTCCGTCGATCCACTTTGCTCCACAAACAGAGCATTGTTTAGTGTCCATAGATCGACTCCCAATAGGATATAATATTTAGTCTCGATTGAGACTTTGTTTCAATTCACTAACAACAGTATGATAATTCCTTTGTACTTCATCATACTTCACTTTGAGTTCATCGTGCTCAGAATCTACACGATAGAATAGATCCTGTAAATGTTCGTAGTCTAATTGAAGTGAATCGTATTCTTTCTGTAATTTATTATACTCATCAATAGAAGCACGATAGTTCTTGTAGATCTGCTCTTTAGTATTCTCAGAATATGCAGGATTGTATTCTAGATCACTATGGCCCCAAGGTGGCATACATGGTTCAATATCTTCTACAGGTGATTTCACAACTTTATCCCATGCTTTCTCAAATGCTTCATCTTGTTTGTTGATAAAGTATTCAAGAAGATCTACTGCCATGTCAAGAACTTTGGGATCTTCAGTATTATCACGAATAAGATCACGCACAGTTAGATATGGCGTGATCGTATTGCTCAGATCATTCATCACTGTCCAATAGGGACTCGTCATCATCCATCATCCTCTTGATTGATTGTTCGATAATAGCAGTAATCTCTGCCTCTGTCAAGTCATTCATAAATGCGTACTTAGGATCTTCTTTATCCCAAGAGATTGACAGAGTTCCATCCTCATTCTCTTCAACTTTTAATGTGTCTTCTTCCACTATGAATCTCCTAAACTAAATTGATTTAAATGTTCCCACTTAGGCTCGTGCAGAATGTCTAAACGATTTTGTAATTCATACAATTCATTGGACAATCCAATGTTTTCATCCTCCAGATATTCAATTCTTTTTTCTAATTGTTCAATACGTTGCAACAGATCGATGATAGAAGGAATATATGGATTCATATTAGTAATTGGTAGGGTTTGTTTGATTAACGTAATCACCTTTACCATAAAGACTCTGAACCATAAGTTCAGTGAATCGTTCCATCTTTTCGGGATGGACTGATGCAGGATTGTAATTAATTGCGTCTTTCAATGCTTTTAACTCAATCCATTCGTCCTGGGTCATAGGAATCTCCTTGATTACCGTACTATATTATATGGAAATGAACACAAATCAAGGATTCTTAATGTTTAATTTAGATTGTCGAAACACTCTGCAACATAATTGTTCTTGGCAAGTTTGTGCCGTTCAATGTATTTATGAACGTGCGATTCATGTGAGAACCAGCACACTTTTTTAGTCTTTCCCTCTTTAGTTTCTAGACGATATGGAAATGTTTCATAAGGAAACTTTTTATCATCATCAGAGGCCTTGATGATTGATTCAACTTTTTTAGTTCTTGGCATCGAGAGTTACAATGTTGTGTGGTGATCTATGTGTACGACGAATATATGATGCTTTCAATACCTTACTTAGTTTAGAATCCCAAACTAATTGTTCATCCTGTTCTGTTAATGCTCCCCATCTAATTGATGCGATGTAGGACTTAACTACCATTTTAATAATACCAATCATCTTCCTGTAATATCCTCGAAGTCTTGTAGTTTACCACATCTGAAGTGAAGACGCAACCTGGGCCAATCCTCCCATGCTCCTTTCCAATTAGCAGGATACACTTCAATATACTTTGTAAGATAGTGTGGTTGATACTTACCATGCACACCAGTTGGAATCCATTCGTGGTTGCCCCATTTGATGTTAGGGTCATACTTAGGATGCCCTTCTTCATATATTTCAAATGTATGTGTGCCATGATAAGTTGGATACCACAAAAGACCATTGGGGTCTAACCAATAGTCAGTCATTGTGCCACCAATACCATCTTCAATGTCTTTAGTTTGGCACACTACATTAGTAAACTGCTCGCCCAGATCATATGAAGATCTGAAATAATCAAACATTCCCATCGTTCAAAAATCCTTTGGTGTTAGTGTGTACTTCATTCAATGAATAGAATGATACCTTTTCTTCCTCAATCAGTCTCTTTGCTTCATTCAATGCAATCAATACATTATAATAAATGTCTGTCTTAGCAAAGGCTTCATCTGGTTTTCTATATGTCAGATGATATTCAATTGTATTTCGAACAAAATCTTGCATTGTACTGATAGCAATTTTGACTATTTAACCAACTACTCTCCAGCATACAACAGCATTGCCCTTAGACGGAGAAGCAATGGTAGAGAAAGCACCATAACTAAGATCAATGTCAGCATGAGAATATGGACCACGATCATTCACCCTCACGATTACTTGTTTGAGATTGTCTTGATTTGTAACCCTAATCTTAGTTCCCATAGGTAGGTAAGGGTGAGCAGCAGTCCGATTGTAAGCATTAAATCTTTCACCGTTAGCAGTAGTATTGCCGTGGAATCCATCACCAACACCATAATGAGTTGCGATGCCACAGGTTAGTCCAGCAACAAGCAAAGTTTCAATCATCTAGGACACGTTTCGTAAAAGACCCCTTCAATGTAGCACGCAGGACGGATCCTGTCAACCTTTTCTTTAGGTTTGAAAACATGTTCGGCATAAGCACGAACAGGATCATTAGATACAATGATGGGCACATCAACGCAACCCATCAATACACAAGCACTAAGTAAAGTAATCATTTATCGTAGGGCACCTGCACATCTTTTTTCCAGGTATCAGTATAGCACAACCACTTTTCTACTTGATGTGACATCTCAGCAGTCCAGTGTTGACCATTCTCGTCAATAGCATCAAGATAATGAATACGAGTTTTAGGATCAATAGTTCGTGTGATGTGTGTGAATTTAACTTTGTTCATTTGTTCTCCACCCATACAAAAGAAAGACAATTTTTCATAAACCAACGACTAATAGCAGTCGGTTTCTTATTCATATAATACTTCAAATATCCATTACCAAAGGTATAATATCCAACTTCTTTACCACCTTCTTTAATTACAAAACTGGAAGTAATATTACCACCAGTCGCAGTAAGTTTAGAGTAATCTAATTTTGCTGGAAAACTTCCATTCTTGCGAGCATACTCAATATCCTCA